ATAGCAGATACAATAATTGCTTCCATACTATTCCTCTTCTTCTGTATCGTAATCCTGTTCCCAATTATATTGCTTTCGTTTATGTACTGGCTTAGTTGATTGGCTCTTCTTACCATCTAGAGCTAGGACTTCTTCGTCAAAAGGGAAGTCCCAGTCTTCTAGATCAGACACGCTAACGTCTCCACTAAGCAGGTGTTTCAGTGACTTCTTGTCCACTAGTCTTCTCCCGCTTTTCAGTAGTAAAAGGTACACCAAGTTTAAGCATCTCGGCCTTAAGCATCTTCTTAGTAGAGTGCGGGGACTTGGATGTTACCGTAAGGATGAACTCTCCTGTTGTAGCATTAGAGATGGCGCCCTCTTTCATAGAGGGAGACATGTGTGCTTTAAGTGCAAGGTCGCCTGCTTGATAAGTCTGAACGGAAGTCCAACTCTTATCAGGATTCTTAGCATACCGAATACGATTAGTGCTCATAATAAAACTCCTTAGTAAAATAACGATCTATAACAATCATAACACGTTCATCCTGAAAAGCTAACATAGTCTCATCATTGTCGTGCTCAGGATAAGTTATACACAAATGATTATACAATACGTCGTGGATGTATAAGATAGCATCGCGGCGGTCCATGCCGCGAGCTTTAATATACTTACCCACTAGCTCTGTTCGGATATCATTTGCATTGAATGCTAACCATTCCGCAACAGAGTAGGCATTCATTCAAAAAACCTCTTAGTTAAAAGTTCGTTAGCCACTTCGTAGGGATGTCCTAATACAAACCGATAGTACAAGTAAGACAGGAATACATTGCCTACATAGGCCCCTGAAACAATAATCAATAACTTCAGTAGGTCTACCATCTATCACCATTCCTTTTATAAAATTGCTCAAGCTCTTCTACATATAACTCCATCACTCTATAGTCCTCCGATCCCAGTCCCGCTTTCACTGCCATCTCCAGTAGTGAAGGTGATTGATCCAAGACCAGTGTATCCTGCTGTGTAGGTGTTTGCCCAGTAGTCATTGATACTACGCTGAGATGCCTTTTGTTTGGCTGCATTCAACTCCTTTTCTAATTGAATAACTTTATCCTCAAGATACTCCACATAAGAATCTTTATCTAAGCAAGTTAATTCAGTTTTAACTACAGGCTCTGGGGGTTTAGGCTTTCTATTTTGCCAGCGCACTAGCATGTTACGTTCAAACTTATTCATACTCCACCTTTAGTAAACAGTGTCCTCCACAAGTACATGACTTCTTTACTTCTTGTCCGCACTCGGAACAGTAGGCTTCGAAGAACTCGAAGCCCAACCGAGCAGCAAACTCTGCTATGTTAGCAGTGATTACTTTAATGTACATATTAATGGAAGTACAGGGAAGGATCAATAGACATTCCGCCAGAGGTAAGCTGTAGTGACTGGCTTCCTGCACCAGTTTGTGCATAGTCCAAACGAATAGTGTGGACTCCTTTACGAAGATACCGTTGACCAGTTACCAATGTAGTACCGTGGTTGTTATCATTATCAATAACTTTAGCACCATCAATATACAACAGAGACGCATCGTCGCTACTCAATTCAAAACCGTAGTGACCCGAAGTCAAGACAACAAGCTGTCCTGTACAACGTAGCAAATACATGTTTTTATAAATGGCACGAAGGGCCGGCGGCAATACGTTCATGCCCTCACTGATAGGACTGTCTGGTTGATTAAACAAACCTGCATAGAGATAGGTACTTACTGTACTAACTCCGCTTAGAGTGTTATGTCCTGCAATCGAGGATTGAATACGGTCCCCACCAGTAATACTATACAAAGTACAAGACAACCCTGCACTGAGCATTGTTTGTCCGAGAGCCAAACGATATTCATTCTCATCTGCAATGATAGCTGCAATAGGATCAACCGGAGTAGGGGCTGGAGCTGGCACTACAACAACTTCACCCGGCGCACCAGTTGCTCCAGTCATACCTGTATCACCACGATCACCAGCACAAGCAGCCAACGTCAACAGAGCAGCAACACACAATAGCATTTTCATTTGTAGATCTCCTTCTTAAGTTTATTAAATTCAATTCCGCATCTTACTTTAATACTATCTTTACTTCTTCCAACCATACAAGCTACGTCTTGATAAGTCAAGTCCGGGTCAGCAACTATCAACATGAGGACTTCTCTCATATATCCTTCATAGCTATTTACTTTTTCTAACAAAAGACTCATTGTTTGTTTACCAGAATAAATATCCTCCGGGGTTAGTTCTTGCATTGCAACTGGTACATCCTCCGAGTATACTAGTTTAGATTGTAGTCCGTCAATGAAAGTATTTCTACATACAGCAGCATAGTAACCAGCAGGGATAGCTTCATCACCAAACTTCTCGTAAAGCTTTAGGACTGTCTCTGCTATTAGTTCGTCTCGTCTATGTCCGTGATCTTTAGTTAACCTTGACGCCAGTCCAATCAAAGACCGGGAGTTTAAATAGTCTGCGGCTTTCAAGTTGCTTACACTCCTTCATCAGTAGTTCATGCAGATACGTAGGTGACGCCATGCTTGATCCTGTAAGCTTACCAATACGATTACCTGTGATAGTAGACACAACAGTCCCGGCCCTTACTAGTACACCCGGTCCAGTGTTACCTACTCCACCTTCGTATGTTACGACGTGAAAGTTATCACCTAGTCCTTCGTACTTATATGATGCAGGATACCGTTTAGTCTTAGAAATGTCTACCGAATCATTACCTGCCGCCACTACTACCTGTACTCCGTTGTCTGTCATAGACTTAAGTAACTCAAACTCTCCAGGTTCTTTTTCGTTACCTGTGAGTGAGATGTTTATATACCTAACTCCATACATAGAGGCAAGAGACAAACAGGCTGACGTACTATTCCTATAGTTACAGGAGTATACGGTTACATTCAACTCAGGACACAAAGGTTCAATCGGTTGTCCTGTGTACGGGCTCACCTCTTTAAAGAGAATGATACCAGCAACATGAGTCCCATGGTCGATGCCGTCATTGACTGTGTTCTTTACTCTATCCGCAAATAGAGAATGGTCACTAGTGGCCGTATCAATAATCATTACGCTTGTGGCGTTTGCTGTACTAAGAAGCCCGAGCAGCGCGAGGAGCAGACTTATGTTTCGCATATGCTTTCTCCTGATATGAAAGAGTTTGTTTAGTCATGGTCTTACCATACGCTACACGCTGGAGCCAGTCAACCCATCCAAAGATATCAGTCAGGTCAACGCTACCTTCTTTCAAACGAATCTCAATGGTGCGCATTTCTTTATAGGCACAGACATTAATATCTTTGTAACGATTAACAGAAGACTTTCCTTTAAGAGCACGCATGGCTATAGCAGGAGTTACGGCCTTACAAAACTTATTGTTAAGACGTTCCTTTGCTACCATCTTACGCATCTTAGCACGAGCCTTGATAAGATTCTTAACGGCAGTCTCAGGACTGAAGTTACGCATGTCTAAATGTACGTGAAGTCCGCAGGAGTTGTTCACATCAGGCTGCATCCACGCAAATAACTCTTTCATCTTAGACTTAACCATGGTAAGCTCACGTTCACAAACTAAGACACGAAACTCAACACCCTCAGATTGTTTATAATGTTTACGCTTAAAGGCATCTACTTTAGTTGCAAACGTATAATACTCAGTCTCTGCTCTAAATACTTGACTGTAAGTTTCTGCTGTTCGATTGGGGTTATTCCAATGTTGATTGCTCAAAATATTTAAATTCAAATTCATTTTATTAAGCTGCCCGTGCATAGATTCATATTCAGCTTTAATATTATCTGAAGTCCACACACCATTAGGCATGATAGATCCATCTCCACCTGCGTCTACATTAGACTCCAGTCCTAGCTCAGTAATCTTCTTACGGATTGCATCACGACGTTTATCAGAGAAGCATTCAATCTCAATACCATAGTAACGATCTTGTGTAGAAGGGCGCATGTTATATCCTTAGTGTAATTGGTTACGTTCTTTTTTATCAGCAGCAAGTAACAAGTCTTCAAGCTGATCTAGTTCTTCATACAATTGATAGCGTCGTACATTATCGGCAGGTGATTCACCTAGTGTAATCATCTCATCTTCAATAGCATTGATACGTTCAAGCAACAAACTAATATCTTCTATAATCATTTTATTTTCCTTTTTTTAATTTACCTACTCTTGAGATTTCTTTATAACCCGTACAAGCTTTAGTGTGTGCGCATCTGTATGGAGTAAAATTGAAATGATTATTTTTAGGCCATCCACATTTACAAATAAGTAATCCCATACGCTCAGCTTCTTGTCTTGACATTTGAATAGTAATACTCATCTACTTCCCCTAAAGTATTCTACATACCGATCAAGTGTAGTACCTTCAATGCCAGGTGCCGTATTAATTTCTAGAACATAAGCTTTGTTGTCGCGTTCTTTGTATACAATATCAAGGGCACCGAAGTCAAGGCCGACGGCGGCCAACGCCTTGAGAGCTTGGTCCTTTACTACAACCGGAAGGTCAACGCCATCACGACAGAACACCCAACCATTAACACTGTTCTTAATCAGTCCGCTGCTATCCGACCCGGCCTTACGCTTCTTCTTACTATAGTCAATCACGTTGCCGCCAGCCACATGCACCCTATACTCGTGTGCTTTGTGAATAGCCTTGGTATACAACGGGCAAGTCGGGACTTCATATACATCAGCAGTTACAATCTCAATGCCCGATCCCTGTTGTCCAACTAGGTGGCGGCGAGCATAAGCATACCCGTCATTGCGCAACCAATCAACTACTGTATGCTTACTTGTAGTCCAGTCAGGAATAGACACGCCATGTTGTTGAAGTGTTTCAAGTGTGTACAATTTATTTTTAGCGAGAGCTACTGACGTATTACTATTCAAAATACGTAGACCACCTCGGTTACGGAGGGTCAAATTGTCTCGACCCCAATTAATAATTGTAGTATTGAAGGGCATGATCTTAGTCCCATCAATCCGCTTAACATTCAGTGCTTGGGCCAGAGCCTTAGCCGACTCTGACCCCATCTTATACGGAGCAATGAATAGTTTCATGTTACATCCTAGTGTCTGAAGTTATAGTTACCCAACTCTTCTTCAACCTGACGCTCAGTCAATACTCGAATATGAGTAGGAGCTTTGAAATACTCAATCATCTTGGCACTAAGATTCTTTTTAGACTTGGATGCAGGCAATTGAACTACGTTGGAAGGCTCGTCCTTAACCGGCTTGCTTGTAGTACCACCTTGGTAGACATGAGAACCTTTTGAGTTATTGGATGTCGAACCAGAATAACCTCCGTAGCTAGCCGATCTGGCTCCCTCCTTAAAGGAGATCAAGTCAGGCAACATATCAGTATTAGGGTACAACCGAATGAAGTTACCATCCTGTACTTGACGCGGCTCACGATAAGTAAAACCCAAAGTCTCACATACATTCTTAATGTTGTAGTCACTAGATGCAAACACAAAAGACTCAAGCTCTTCAATCCAAGCGATGTAGAAGTTACTATTGTGTGCCTTGAACAAGTCAAGAATACGACGACCATCGGCATCACGACCGAACACGGCTGATACATAGTACCCAACTAACGAAGACGACAGTGCATTGAGTGTCTTCATCGGATCTAAGTTAACACCGTTCTCTAGATACGAGATAAGGATTGACTCGCTATCACAGGTGGACAATGTAAACTTAAAGTCCTCGACGTTTTGAATAACACCATTGTGAATCAACGAAGTGTCGTCCATAACAAAAGGGTGAGTGTTCTGCATACCACGACTACTAGTTGCCATCCGAGTGTGCAATGTAATAGCAGTCATAGTGTTAATGTCAACGGGACCGAAGTTGTTGTACTCACCTTCAGCCGGGTCACCTGCCGGGACATCTGGAGTAGACTTGTCTTGATCCTTATACATAAGCACTGAGTTAAATACTGATTGAACAATATCCTTAGACTCAACATGCTTAAGTGTAGGAAAGCTTTGTTTATTTTTAAGCCAACGCTCACCAAACAACTCACCGCGAACATTGGTCGCTGCATAACCAAGCCCGTCGCTGTTGCCCACTGACATAACGCTGGACATTTCTTTAATGAAAGCTAGTGCATTTTCCCGTGTGCTATCTTTGATTGTAGGAATGATAAGTACTTTACACATATGTATATCCTTTTGTTAAACGGCCACGTCGTAAACAGTAGAGTCCTGATGGTCCTGCAAAGTATTCTGCGTACCCTTGAACTTCTCTTGGCGGGTTACAATATACTTAGTTAGTCGGGCATCAGCTTGAAAGATACTTGCAAAGCTTTCGGCAGTAATGTTTGCAGAGAGTATAGTAGGGTGCTCAACTGCATACTTAATGATTGAAAACCAATTCAGAATCTTACTAGCATTCAGTGTACCAGAATGCAAACGAACTTCAACCGTTTTATATTTACGATACGACTCCGGGTTAATTGCCTGATACCGATTCATATCTGAGTCAGGGTTAGTATAGTTATTAGTCAAGCAGTACCGATTGTCTCGACGGCTAGCGGGAACAATCGACTTAAGCAACGGAACCATACGGACCATGTTGTTATACATCTTAAGATAGTCACGGTTGCGTGCATCGAAATGCATATGCATACCACAACTATCATTAACATAACCGCCAGCTTCCTTGAGTACAGCACAGACACGAGTGATAATATCTTTCATGTCCTGCTCTTTACACAAGATAGCAATCTCATGTGTCCTACCACCAAGGCTAGGATCAACTTGAATACTACTGTCACCCTTGATGTTAACATACCGATGTAAGTTAGCAGCAATGAACCGATCAGTTAACATGTTACGGTCATCTTGTGTAATACACTCAAGTTCAGTACCTACGTAGTTATCTTTGATACGATTGTGCGGAGCCTTACTCTGTGCAATAACATCCCGCTTGTTAACAGTAAGAGCTAATGCTGCAATTGTATTTGCCTCAGTGAACACGCCACCTGTTACACGATAGGACATGCCCATGTAGTTACGACGGTCGGTCTTAACTGTTGAAGTGTAACGCTTACGTGTCTCACGTAATTCTTCAATGCACCGATTGCAAAATTGTTTAAGCTCCGCAGAGGTAGGATAAGATGTGAACATCTCTTTCCATTTATGCTTACGTCCTAAAGTAAGGACTACCCATGTCGAGGTGTATGCATATTCATCCCGCAGGGTGGAGCGCAACTGCTTCATTTCAGCACCGGCAAATTCACCCTCCCATTTATCAATGGGGCGGATACCACGCAATCCACGCATACGTTTATACATCTCAGCCATCTCAGTGGTATCGTTAGCTAATTCATAAATCTTAAGATTCCATTTGCGAGACATATATTACCAGCCTTTCTGAGGGAACTTAGAAGGTTTCTCAATCGCCATAGTAACGCCATCTTGATGCCAAGTATCTACTACCGCACCGTTCTTATAAAGAACTACTGTAGCTTTAATGCGCAGTCGTTCAAAACATTTAGTGAAGGTATCAACCGCACCCTTCCACTGTGACTCGCATACTTTGTGTGTCTCAAGATAATCTCGACCAATACTCTTACGACGTGGGTCAGTTGGTGTCATTTTGATATGGTTCTTATAGTCAGAGATAAAGATTTGTTTATCTCCGATTGTATAAGCCAACTGAGTTGCTGTCTTATTACTAGCAAGTACGGTAAGTTTTAAACCTTGCAGCTTTTTAAGAATCATATTGTGTACATCACGAGTAAGTACACCAGCTTGCTTATACTCACAGCTAAGATTTGTAATTTTAATTTCGTACATGTTAACCTCTCAAGAAAGTCCAGTTTAGTTTAGGATGTTCGTTCTCAATGTACTTCTTCATAGGATTGAACAATGAGTGTGCCCGGAAAAGAATACCAGATACAATCGGAATGTCAACCTCAGTTTGAAGATTCTCTACTAGATCGTCGATGCATACTTGACCTGCCAATGCCACATCTTCTGGGGTATCTTTGTGCCGACCAAAGAATCGGTTAGCTACAAACATAAAGCAAAAGGTTAACTCAGTAGCGCCGTGTCCTACTAGACAGAAATCAATCTGTCCTACCTCACGTCCGTCTAAGCATGCCTTAAGATACTTATCGTATACCTCAGGTAAGTCCCGCTTAAGAGCACGACCTTCAGGAGTAAGATCAAATGCAGAGCCGCATACATCTACATCAAGTACATACAAAGCTTCCTTATCTGCTTCCCAAGGAAACTCTTTCTCCTCAATCCGTACCATAGTTCAACTCCTGCTTAGCAAGTTGAGTAAGCACCGCTTGCTCAGCATCCTCAAGCAGTTGCTCACGTTGTTCTTGCTCCGCACCTTCAGGGAATACAAGATTGTGAAATGTGAATTGATTATCAACTGTTACAGTTACGTAGCACGAGAACTCTTCGCCTCGTTTGAAATGAAACACTTGTCTCATGGCAACTCCTTATAATTTCTAGGATATAATTTTACATTCTTATTTAACCACTCAGTTTCGTCATTTGTAGATGTGTATATTTCATTCTCCGGTAAATAACAAAACACCCAATAATCATCAGCCTTTACAGCTGCTACAGGATCAAACATACCAGTAAGATAACAAGTGATGACTGTCTTTCCTGAATAGTTCTTCTGCAAGAAAGCTATATTATCTAATAGGTGCCTGCCTCTTTCTTCTATATAAGGATTACCGTAATGCTTTACCATTCTTTCTCCGCAACCTTTGAAGTTCAATGAAACGAAACATCAACTCTTCATCTGTCTCGATCGGAGGTTGATACTTAAGTAATGCAAATGCTACCATCAACATGAAGATACATACGAGGATAATCATTTGTCTTTCCATCCTTTGATCTCATCTTCCATAACAGTAATTTCATCCTGTTGGAAAGGATCAATTGTATAGATGATGCTAGTCTCTGATTTAATATAGTCAATGAATCGGTGAGTGATGTTTACTTCAATGATCATACCTTCTTGCTCGCCATTGAGTAACTCTACCCAATCACCTAAACGATACAAAGGAATAGGCTCGACCTGTTCTTCTTGATAGGACACGCAACCATTCTCATCAACAAACTTCACAAGCACTGTGTCAGACATGTTCCCTCCAAGGTAAGGCGGCCTCACTTAAGAAGCCGCCGCTATTCTTACAGACCTAAAGCGCGGACCATGCGGGCAAACATCTGTGACGATGCTGAGCCAGCTACGCTACCGCTTGGAGGGCACGCTGCGTCCCAAGCTTCAGCCAACTTAGAGCGTGTGGTACTCAATGTACGCTCAGGTTCAAGCTCAAAGTTAGCACTGATGTCTCCCACTGTAAAGCTACCATACTCAGCGGCAGTCTTATAACCGCCAGTGCTACCAACGACTCGACCCTTACGACCCGATGCGATGAACTCTTGAATTGTCATGTACCTTCTCCTTTATTGTGCCGCTTGATTGCGGGTAATACTATACATATACTCATTCTTATTTTGATACCGAGACTTGAGGTCTTGCAACACACTATCCAATTGGATCATGGTAGTGTATGCGCATTCGAATGTCATGCCTTTAGCTTTAAAGATCAGATTAAATTTCATGGTAGCTCCCTATAATTTTTGGGTTTGTTTTTTAATTCAACTAAATTATACTTATCCATATCTTCTCTGTACTCAGATATGGATATAGTATTGACGTCATTACTCTCTACACAAATGTAGTAGTAACCTTCACTCGTTTTTGCTTTATAACAGCAATCAAATCCCACACCTCGTTTTAATTCTGTAATTTTTACTGGACCTGCATGTCTGTTTAGTATACTAAGTAGCCGGGCATCTAATTGTTTCACACAAGCTCTCGATAGTTACGAGGTTTGCTCATACGCAAGAAAGTTTCAGCAAAAGTTGAACCAGCAATGCGGCGACTTTCAATAGCCTCTACTTCACCGTCTTCATTTACATACCAGGTAACTCTACGTAACTCACCACATTCCCTAATCACAACGCAGTTATCAAAGTCATCATGATAAAATGATGCAATGATTTCAGTATCATTCCAATCATTTAACTGATCTAATACATATTCATATTCACATTCTAATTCAGAAGGAATAGGTTTACCAACGTGCCTCATTACTCCTCCGATTGTTCGGCGTATGATACTAACTCTTGTGTTAGTTTATCAATCTCCTGCTGTGCAGTTACTAATTTGTTTTTCTTTTCTTCAATAATGCGAGGAAGATTCTGTAGTTTATGTTGACGTTCGGTCATAACATTTAACACACTCACACCAGCTATGCCGTAATTAGAAATAGCATACGCAAGTCCATACTCATGTACCTGAACTACCCCAGCTTTACTAGTGTTATTACCGTATGTTCCTATGTAATAAAATTTATCAAGAGAATTTCCTTGTACATAAACAATATCTCCGATGTTCATTCGATACTCCTTACGTTTTTAATCTTGATTGTGTTCTCGTTAATTAACGATTGAAACATTTCCATATCTATAAAAGCATGTCGCCCGCCAGCAGGGATATTAAAAAATTCTTTACAACTCTTAGTTACTATTGGCAAGGCAGCCTTATCTCCAGGATAGTACATAAGCATACCGTCTTGCATTACTGCTAAGTGTACCCATTGATTCATCTTAACTACATACTTAGGATTGTATTTGTTAAGCTGATTGACTATAAACAAATTAACTTTTGTTCCTTGGGTATGAACTAATTTCATTCAAGCATCCTAGTATTACGGGGTTGATGAAGTTTAAATGTTCTAAGTAGCACAAGCCTCCCTTTCTTAATACGCTTATAAACGTTTTGCATATTCTGCCGACCGACAGGGTTAGCTGTGACAAACATAATTTCCTTAGGTGTATGCTGAGGATGCGCCTCAAGGAAATACATTACATCTAATCCTGTTTTCTCCACACCGTTATTGTCATACGAAGCAAGGTCGTGATCTAACAAAAGAATGTCAAAGGGCTGATTATTAATTAAAAGTTCAAGCCCTTCTGTATAACTCCAACCCTGAACTGTTACGTCTATGTTATAAGTGTTCTTAATCAAAGCAGGAGTCCTATTGTCATCAATAAGTAACACTCTCATACACTTACTCCTTGACAAAACACTGCATAACATATATAGTTAAGAGAAACCCTTGCCTGTAATAGTTCGGCCCATATCAAGGCAGCCCTGGGGTACAGAAGGTAGAGAGAAAAGGAATCCTACCTAACAGACGCCAACGTAGGTCTGTTCAGCCTTCTGTAACGTGCATTAGGTCTATGTTAAACCTAACCATTATTAAGTTTCGCCACCACTTAGGGTATACTACTCTAATGGCAGTTTATTTAGAAACACGAGATAGGCGTTCAAACAAACTATACAACTGTATAACTTGTATTACAAACGTGTGATAGATACCGTTACTAATACATATATTTAAACATTACGCTGTATCATAGATCATTGTGCAGATCAAGAATAACACGCTCAATGGCCTTTTGTCCACCGGCTACAAGGATGCCTGTGGTATAAAACACGGCTGCTGTGAAGAGCATGAGAGTAATGAATACAATGTGCTTAAGCATATGTAGTCCTAACTAGGATGTGTTAATAATATTAACTGGTTAGCTTACAAGGCGAGGGCGTGCAGACTTGACATACCAGGTCTGTGTGGGACAGTCGTACACGAGCACATCACCCATAGACACAGTTATTAAACACTCAGGTCCAAATGTTTGATAGGTGAATGTCACACCATGACCGTACAGATGTGCCACTAAGCACTTCAAAGAAAACTCTAGTTCTTCCATATAGATAGACCTTTCTGTCTTATACATTTAGGAACAGAAATACAAACAAAGTCACGAGGTAAGCCCACATAGGCGCACCCATCCAGGCAAGCCCTAAGGTTAGCAAGATCCATACCATGTCGTTTTCCTTTCTGGAAAAGCGAGGGTCTATCCCACCTTAACAGTAACTTCATAGTCCTGAAAACCCACAGACAGGTCTGGCACGGTATTTGCAGAGGTCTTTCTGTCATGTTCAGCAAGCATGTCCTGAAAGTCCTGAAATAGCATGTGCAGTTCCAAGTCATACACAGGTTGCTGGTCCAGTTGATTCTGTGCTTCACGGATGGCGGCGTGCATACCCTTTACTGCGCTATTCATTTGTCCCTCCTAGGACTAGTACAAGCATTAAGTACGTGAGTACACCTGTGGTTACCCCACATATGGCTACAATAACGATCTGTTCAAACATTATACACCCCTTCTAGTGTACACGATGGCCACGGGTCCAAATTCAAACCACGCGGTGAACGTGCTTCTGTGAAAATACCACGGCTGCCAGAAGTTAACAATACCCACTGCAAGCCATACAGTCCTGATCTGTACCCCAAGTACAGGTAGACCATAGGCGTTGCGGCTAAGTGTAAACATAGCGCACCCCTTTTCCCTCATGTATCAAGATGAGTCACCGGCCCAATCGTGGAGGGGAGACACGAAGGGCCAGGACATATGCGTGCCTTGACCGTGCTGTTCTTACCCTTCGGTTAAGAAGGGATTCTGCTACGGATTTAGGCTGGACTCATCAGCCAACGCATCACGTTGGGACAGGTACGTTCTGTGCATACCTGTTTCGTCCTGAGACTATCGTGCCAAGAACTGTGCCCTAGTCATAAGCTGGGACGGATGCAGGGTCTCGCTATAGCCTGCACCTTGCCGCTTGACGTGTAGCATACCCAAGCCAGTACGGTAAAGCAAGCGATAAATCTCAAACCGCATACCACTACGGGTATTAACCATGCGATAATACTTCACAAATCCTCCTCTGTTAAGCTCCAGCAAAGGCCCGAGGTGTTACGCTCAGGCCCTCAGGGAACTTAGCCGACCTTGCGGTTAAGAAACTCAGCGATCTGTTCACCAGTGATTCCAGCACGTTGCAGGGCTTCCAGTGCGGCAGTAGCTTTCTGGCGTTCCTTTTCGAGAAGCTTAGCGGCTTGCCGTTGGGCTTTCTCCAGGTCCTTCTGCTTGCTACGGTTACCTTGACGCTCTTGGGCTACCTCGATGCCTTTCAGCAACTCTTCTGCGCTGTTGACAATCAGCTTCGCTACGTCTACGCTGAACATAGCCGTGTGTCCAGTAACGGGGTCAGTGATCTTCATGTACCCCTTCTCGCTTACGCTTACAGGTCCGTTGGTGTAGTCCCAGTTAGCCTTGGGTTTCATCTGCTCGCTCATACTCTCTCCCTCGTTAGCGCCTACGGTGTAGGCTTGGTTTGTTCGACCGGAAAACCCGACCGATGCAAACCACTAGAGCAACCGCCGTGCCAAGTGCTAAGTGGTTGAAATCATTCGGTTCTCGTTTTGGGATTGTGTCGATCTTCTCGACAAAACGACCGTTGACCGATCGATCAAGTCGGCGAAATCACTCGGGTTTGTTGCAAAAGTGTCTAATCGTCAAAAAGTTTGTCGATCAAAATGAGACGGCGTCCGACAATCGCGCCTGCGTGCGTGTGCGCGTGTGCGGGCATGCGTGTGTACGTGCGTGTGCGCGTGTGCGGGCATGCGTGTGTACGTGCGTGTGCGCGTGTAGGCGGGTAGGGGGGTAGGGGTTATTTTTTGTAAGAAAGCGGTTAACACTCACCGAGTACACATAAGTGTATTTTTAGACTTAATAACCTCCTAGGTCACCGGAATAGGATAGCTTCCGCCCTTCCAAGCATTATGCTCAGGTTTTATAAGAGACATGAGGACATAGGCCCGTCCATTATTGAACGTATCATATCAACAGGCATATACATATGCAGTAATGAGTCGTAAGTCTGACTAATGTGCAATTGTCGGGCAGCATAGGGCACCAGCCTCTTTCCGTTTCGAATATACACGGTAAGCGTAGGAGACATAGTCCCACCTCGCGTATATTGCTCAATGTCAAGCTTTTCCTTAACTCCATTGACTAGAACGGGAATTTTATAGTATTGTTTCATAGCCGTCCTTCTAAAACGTAAATGATCCGTATGCCATTTTAAATCTACCATTCATTGTAACTTTTATATCTAAATCTCTAACCTCTTGCTTTGTAAGTCTTTTGCCATTTCGAATTACTACATAGTCCCCGAGGCAGTCAAGTTCGCCCCTAGAGTGTTCCTCTATGTCTACATATTCTTGTACATCGTTTACAGTCACTGGAATTTTAGTATGGTATTTCATACACTTAATAATTTAAGCCCGCACCAAATAATGGCCAGGGTTAGTCTTTCTGTTGCTTCCATTAAACTATCCACGCAATCTTAACACGACCTAGCACCAAAGAGAGAACATAGTCCCGTCCAAGTTTATGTCGGGTAACACCAATTAGAGTATCCACACGTTGTCCCTCCCCAAGCCGTTCATACCAACAGGTACCCTTAGGAGCAATGGAAATTCCAATAAGGCCTTTACCTACTTTAATAACTCTCATTACTGAGAACCTTTCTTACGTTTATGCAAAGTAGATTTATATACAATCTTATGGGTACTTCCATCGCAATGTGCCGGAGGTTTAGTTAGAACACTCTCGCCACAGACAAGACATTTCCCGTCAGACATTATTCCTGCCCTTCCAGACGCTCTAGGAGGCGTTGGTTGCCTTCCTGAGGATCTACGGGCCTAGCAGCCTCAATAAGCGTTCTAATGAGCTCCCAGACGCTTTGGTTGCGGTCATAGCCCTTAAGCTGTGCAAACAATGCTGGGGTGCCCGACCAATTGTCAGCCGCAATCCAGGCGTCATAGCTGTGCCCGTTTCCATTCTCTCGCGAGAACGACACGTTCGCAGCCATCATCTCACCAATCTTTTTCTTCTGATCTTCATTTCCGAAGGGAATCAATTCTACCGTAATACGTAGCATTTTAATAACCTAACTGAGCACATAGCTGTGCTTGTTCTGGGGTTGTAGGGTTAGTGCAGGCTGATGCAAAGTCTGTAGGATTTATGTTCACTAAACTCATCTTGTCAAAGGTACACTGAGCCACCGCTTGATTATAAAGTTCCTCGCTAGGAAAGTTAGATTCTAAATTAAGTTGTTTACATAAAGCATTGATTTCAGCGATGAAGCCCATTTCAATCGTGACTCGGCTTTCACCGGAAGCAATGACGTCATACCGCCCTGAGGAGGGGCCGCAGGAAATAAGAAGTAGAGGTAGAGTTAATAACAAATATTTCATTTAGTTCCTACGATACGTGCACATTTAACTTGATTAATCGGAATGTATAAATTATCCTGAGTTATAAAAAATCCATCTTTAAAACTCTCCTTTAATTTAAAGAGAGTTAAGTCCTCACTTGTCCATCCAGTGAATACCATATCATCTTGTACCACTGGATAACTAGTTGTGAATAATGTTTGATTACTGGTTGTTGTGAGTTCGATTTTGTAAACAGGATTTTTTTCTTGTTCCTTGCCCCAAGCTAAAGCTTTAATAGCCCTTTCTTGTAACTTGTTATTATCTGTCCGTCGGCTTAGATAGAAACCTACAGAACAAAATGCTATAGACATAGCAACAATAACCCACCAACCAAGATCAATCACCGTTTCCATGATCTGCCTCCATATCAAGCATCATTACGTTCAGTCCGATCGTCTCTCTGACCCGGAGTTTTGCTCCTCCTTGCACCAAGCGACGCTGAATCTCATATGGATTAAAATACACCAGATTGTAGGGAATGTCAATACGTAAATACAAGTCTCCCTTACGAAGCCGGTATTCGTATGCAGCTGAATTTTGAGACTGAACATAGGTTAATTCAACATCGCGTAAATAATCGGGCTTAAGCTCAACAACATTAGACGGCATAACTTAAAGACACCTGTGCTACGCTAAACTGTTCACCTAGGACTACAATGTATTCTCGATCGTACAGGCTAAGAAGAAAGGCTTGCTTAGAAAGCTCTTCTACCCGATTCAAGGAGCGAGCTTCGGCCAGAATGCCGGGGTACATACGTGTGGTCAATTCCACACGAACCCTACCGGCAGATGCCATGTTACCTTCCTCAACAATAGTAGCCAACAGATTATTAAGTGTTTTCAGTGTCACGCGGACTCTCCAGTTGCGGCGTCTCTACGACGTTAAGATCTTCAATGGTATACTCTTGATCGGCAAAATAGGGCCAAATATATAGCACCTCTTCGCCTGTGTCTTGGGCGGTAAGAACTAGGTAGGACCCTGTTACGTCTTTCTTTTTGGCAACTTCATGAGAAAGAATATTTCCCGCGGTAATATCAAATAGACGATTCGTCGCTCGATGTTTCAAAATCATCGGTTACCTCCACGTAGGAATAGAAATTTAAAGCTTCTGCAGAATAGAAGATTTTAGCACGACCTTCTTCAAATACAAAGTTCCGAAGTTGCATGTAGTCGTGAAACTTTTCATGAGCTGAATTAGTAATTACCTGTTCAATAAGTCGAGTAGTGCGAGTAACACTGCCGTAGTTATTAAATATATATCCACTGGATTGATTTTCTGAATAGGTGGCTGGCCTGGTAATAGTTTCTTGGGTATCTTCGAATACCTTAGAACGAATAGTACCGTCTTTCATATGGAAGCTTACTAATAGCTTCATGTCTCACCTCGAATGAGTCCGCCACGTTTCATAATCTCTAGCGTATCTTTGGATTTCTCCTTGACCTCAGCTTCGATAACATCTAGGCGGAAAAGCATTTCCATAAATGGCATCTCTGGGTAAGCCGTAGCCCACTCTATAAGTGCCCATATGATTTCTTTATTAGCTTCTTGATTGGTCATCAGATACATCCGTAGTGCGAATAAGCATTTGAAGAAACTCGTCAGCGGCATTATTAGCGTTTGCAATAAGTTTATCTTCGGGAGTTCTGCGTACTTGATCGTAGAAAGAAATAGCAATATTGGCTTTCCAACTATCATAATAATCTCGATCGTCTTGTAAGGCTCTTACTAATTGTTCTACGGCTTCTTTTGTTGTCATGTTACCTCAAAAATATTTTGCCCGGCCACTGCGACACGGGGAAGAGAGGGGAACGCAGTTACTCTTGCGTAAGTAAATGTAACAAAGCTAGAATTTTAGTATGAACATCAATAGTCCAGCCTTCTTTTTCTATCTGCTTATTTAGTTTTTTAGCTAAATCTCTAGCTTCCTTCATGTATCCTCCCTAAAAAGGTGAAGAGGACCTGCGCTACTAGGTCTCCTGCTATACTGACGGCTACTGCACCTTTACGTGGTAGTTCCGAATTTCCGCAGGCCTCGCCAGGCGTGTCTCCAGTGGAACCCAGTTCCAGGTTCAAGAGGGCGTTTATACGCGCCCATCCACAGCTTTCCACGCTGCTCTTCTTATAATTTAAAAATAAAAGAGATGGACGGGTACGATTCCGTCCTTCTCATCTAAAAGTTTCATTAGCATACCTTAGCTTGATGCAGTCGAATAAGTGACATAACCAAACTTTCAATCGTCAGCGCGTGATCACGCAGTTTCTCAGAGTCGAACTTATCCTTGCCTTCGATAGTCTGCATTTTTTCCAAAATGCGTTCGATCTCTTTTTTAATCTTCGTATCCATCTTTATCTCCTTTGGAGGGAACAACCCTCACTTGGTTTATGTGGCCACTTTTGTATTCGGTATTGCCGCTTTTCATAAATAACTATATCAAACTTTATTCATCTAGTCAAGATACTTTTTTGCTACTGCAATAAGCGGCTCAGCAAAAGGAGGATCAAAGCTTCGACGCTGATCAAAAATATAACGAAGAGCACCGGCATAATCCATACTCTTATAGATACGCCCTGCTAACCAACTAAACGGAGTAGTCATAGTCCTAACACCAGCTACGATATCACACAGGAGCATTGTATGTGCGTCAGTGCGGCTACCATCTGTCTTAATATCTTTACGATCAGTATATGCAGTAAGCGCTAAATCCACCAATAAAAAGACATCGAGTACTACAAGTAGTGGGTAGAGAAGCTTATTTTTAGTAGTGCGGATGTACATAGTAATTTGAGACGGGATGACATTGTCCGGAATCTTCCACTTCCACCCGTCTTGACCGGGTTTCACATAGTTAGGACGTACGTTGTTGTGCCACCCCAGTCGTTTTGCTAGATTACCCATGATTCGCTTTGAGGTAGCCACGTCGTCCATTGCGTAGGCTGCAGCGAGCAGCATGCGAGTCTGGTCCCGAGAGAAATTGTCAGGACGACTATACCAACGGGAGGGGTCCGGATGGCGTCTGGGGAGTTGGTTCTCGGGAATATATTGAGAAATACCGTGGGAATAGTAGCTATCTACGTCATCTTCCCATTCAGTTTCCGGTTGATCTAGCAGTTTTTTAACAAAAATATAGCTACCAAAACGGTGAGCACTGTCTCCACCGTCTCCGCCACAGTCAAGTCGCTGTACAATAAGGCGCCATTGATCTAAAAAATTTTTCATAGCCTACGCAGCCTCAATTGTAATCGGAGTGCTGTGGCTAGCAAGGAAAATATGTACCAATTGCTCCGATGTAATCACAGTTTTCCTCTTGCCGCTGATAAAATTTGTTAAAATAATACGACCTGAGGGTGTCATGTAGGCAAAAACCACGTGAGCAACGCCTGGCTCTAAAGAAAACGCAATAAAACAACAGCCACGAGAGTACAAAAGGTTCAAAGCTTCCGATCCGTCGTCTCCAAGGTACAAAGCACGCCCTGGATTTAGTGTATCTATGAAATTTCCAAAGGTTTCCATGGTACTTCCACGCTTATTTGTCAATAAGGCGTAGCGCAGCAGTGGAATATCCTTAGAATTCCAAGATTGGCCTGCCCAGCGCATGAAATTAATGATGGCTACGGGACCGCAGTCGAACTTTGTAGTCTGGCTGATCATTAGAAACTCCGGATGTCGGCTTTTTCGAGGTATTCGGTAGGAATTTTGTGGTTATACAGATAAGCTTGTACATTATCAATACGATGTCCAGTGTCACGTTCAAATACAGTGATAGGAGTGCGTGTATACATAGTGGGATGCCCTTCAAGACGATCAAGACGCTTGAGAATATCGCTGTCGATGCGGTATAGCTCACCTACCACCCCCGCACCTTTGATTTTTTGCATGAAAGGAAGGCCTGCTACGTTTAAACTATATTCATTTGTCGTGTGAGCCACGCCTAGATACATAGCTCCGTCTAGAAAATGATGATTACCCTTACCTTTACGAAGGGTGCCGTACGTAAACACAATCATATAAGCTCCTTAATTAAAGATGACCTAGATCTACTTGATCTGTAATAGCTTTCCAGGACTTTTTTGTTTTTACGTATCTAATTTGAGTTTTAGATACTCCGTATTTAGTAGAAAGCTCTGACATACTTGCTGTTTTGTCTTTATAAATTTCTACTACCTGAGTTTTATTCAATTTAGCCATACCATTAGCTAAATTAATTTGAGTAGATTTTCGAGCTTTTCTTACCTTACGATTTGAGTTTTCTTTAGCAGTACACCATTCCAAATTTGATAAATTATTGTTATTTCTTTTTCCATCAATATGATTAACCATAGGTTTATTTTCAGGATTAGGAATAAACGCTTCTGCTACTAGTCTGTGTACCTGCTTTTTTTGACCTTTTCTATTTTTACTTTTAAGTTGAACCATTGGGTAGCCTGTTTGCAAATCTTGGTCTTTAATTTGGTAGCTTCCGTCATTACAAATACGACGTACTCGACCATAACTACTTACTTCATACTCACCTTCATAACCTACTACATATTTCCAGTCCTCTCCACTAAGCGTATCATGAAAATACAAATGCTGCCCTAGTACTTTGTCGGCAGGCAAATCATCATAAAAAGCGGTAAGCTTATTCATAATAAGATCCACATTAGACTCGATACCAAGTACCTTAACTACCTCACTTGCCCAACTACCGCCTGCGGCACTCCACACAATAACTTTAAATCCGCGATGTTTATATGTTTTAAGTAAAAATAAATGATATTTATGTGGGGTTAAGTATACTGATTCGCCGTTTCCAGGTACAATAAATCTAATTTTTCCTGGACCAGGAGCTCTCGCGTCGTCATCCCATTTGACCAATGTTTGGTCAACATCAAAAGCAATAGTAGGAATATCACCAAAAAAAGAAGGATTTGTAAAGTCATGAATTTTCATAATGCTACTCATTTAATATCCTTAATCCAGCGATCATCCATGTCCGGTCGGTTTTTTTCCATCCACAATAGGAACATAAGATTACAAGCTGCATGGGCTGCGTGGCTAATGCCAGTTTCATTGTCAGTGTCTATGCCTGAGTTATATTGATTCAAATGGCGCATTGCTGCTGCAATAAGACGAGAGTAATTAATGCCGTTGGCCCAATTAGCACGACCGTATTTTTGTTTACCAAAGTCCAGCACTCGTGCAATTTCTTGTAAAGCCTCATACGGAACGAGATCAAGGGGCTCTTTCCCATTGTCATGCTTTACGCCGCCTTCGCTCATTGTTTTGCTCCTACTCCATCAACATTAGCCCATTTACCACGAAATGTCAACAGAACACTGTGCTCAGCTGTTAGCTGCATATCCGGAATCTGAAGATAGTAGGACCCAAAACGTACCTTATTCTCATCTCCGACAGTAAGACGGTAGTTGCCCAGAGCTTTTTCAAATACAACGTCCATTAGGTAGTTGAAATACTCAGGTTTTTCCGAAGCAATAGCCGCTTCTTCTTGAGGAATTTCTATATTGTAGACAATTTGAAAAACATCTACATCTTGACTAATAAGACTAACCCTGGCCGGGGCATTTAATTTAGGATTGGCAAGACGGGGTTCAATGATTGTACCGCCTCCTTTACCTACAGTAACTACGGGTACTTCAAAGACAGCTCCGTCTTTTTCTGCAGCCAAGTATACATTTTTATTTAGCTCGACCAGGCGCTTACTATAGCGAGCAACAAACATACGGTTAAATTCAATAAGTTGTTCTTTAGTCATCTTTTTTCTCCGACTTAGCATATTCTTGTCGTAATACTAGTTCAGTAAATGTCAGTTGAGACTTAAGATCTACAGCCATTAGAAAACCAAATACAGCTAGTACAGTAACTAAGGATACCTGTGTAATCATAGATAAGGCTACTGCTATTCCAAATGTAATCACTACAGATACTAGACGAAATACAGTACTAGACATTAATTACCTCTGCTGTACACAGTGCCGTAGCTTTTTTACGCATGGCTGAAGCCATAAATCGCATACCGGGATCTTCTAGAACAAGAAGATCTGAATATTTCATGAAGTCATTGTAGGCTCCAACCATATCCATTGCATGTTTAAATTCTAATTCGTATAAACGTACTTGTTCTTGGTAATCCAGTTCTTGATTATTAAGCTGCATATCAATATGAATAAGATTTGCATTAGCTTCTTCAAGTTCTGCCGATAGATCTTGGCATTTTTCTAAAAGTTCCATTTTACGGTTACCTGTTTCTCCGACAAGGCTTTTCCAACCGGCGCGAAGTAGCCGACCCACTTTTGAATGTTTGAATTTACTCTGTGCTTTACCCATTCTTCCGCCATTCTGTCGATTTCAGTTTGGCGAAGGAAGGCTTCTCCAGCCTTCTTCCCCGCCTCGTCATATTCAGATGCCTTAGCGGTAGAAATCCCCGCGAGTACGAACATCAACAGCAGGAACGTTAATCTTAAGACCCAATTTGTCAACGCTGTTCCCAACATCAAAGCCTCCTTGGGGTTGATTTTTTACTAGTAAAATCAAAGAATCTGCAAGGCCGTCATTGATAGCATCTTGAGATTCAAGCCAGTATTCGCTTTCCAAACGTGCCTTAAACTCTTTATAGTCAATGCCAGAACGTTTAGCTACTTCCATATCCATACGATCAACTAGACGAGAGAAAGCTCCCAATTGACCGGACATCTGTTCCATAGTACCTTGAACCCCGCCACTGGCCGGATGAAACATAAGTACACTACCCGGAGTCATGTAGCGGGTTTTGCCTACCTGGTGAATCTGAGCTGCCATAGAAGCGCACAAACCTTCACATACGGTATGAATAGTAACTCCAGAATTTTTCATGAAGTTAATTAGTCGAGCACCTGCCAGAACACTACCGCCAGGACTGTTCAATACAAGGTAAATCTCATCCTCACCTCGAGACGCAGCCTCAATGGCTTGCAAAGTAAGGTCTACTGTCTCGTCTACAATGGGGGTATTTAGGTAAATAACTTGGTCACCGTTTACACGGGCCGTTTTAGTTTTTACTTTTTTATCTTTAGTCAAATCCGCTGTTGCGGTTTGCTCAATTTTCAAAAGAGGTTCGGTAGTCTCTTTAGACTCGGTGTCCCGGCTTGTAAAAATTGCCGTAGCCACAAAAGCTACACCCAAATAACCGACAATAGATCCAATCAATAGCTTGTTCAGTTTCATAAATCTCCTTATAAGATAACTATAGCATAGGAAATATTTAAAAGTCAACCACTATTAACATATATTTATAGATAGTTAAACAGCAAATAGCCCTTTGACACAATGTCAACCTAATGGTATAGGCCGTAACGCTAACTAGATTATCTATTTTTTACAAGGATGTGGTATGCTTAAAAAACTGAATATCGACTATATCTTTGCTAGTCTCCTTCTATTGGGACTGGCTTCTATCTTTGTCCAGTCTATTACACTGGCAGTGTCTGTGGTGTGTTTTTCTGCGCTCCATGGATTTGATAAATGGCGAAAAGACCAGGAAAAACCAGATATTAACGCTGAAATCCAAGAAGAGCTAAAGGAAGTTAAGAACTTTGTAGCTAGCCTTAGTATGCGAAATGTTAATAAAGCTAACGTAGCTCCTCCTGCTGACGGAAGACGGTTGTTTTAATGTCTTCTAATGTTTACGAAGTTATTTCTATTGATGATCTCCGAGAGCAGTACAAAGAGAAAATCAAAGCTAAAGATATCAAAGAGTTTGCTGCCGTGCAGCAAAAGCTTATTGAAGATTTATTGCTTCGTAACAAAGCTTTAGAAGATAAGCTACAATCTGCAGAGAGCATCCTTAAGGGTTTACAAAAACCTTCTGGCTTGGTTAATATTATGTCTGAAGAAGAACTCATCTGCGTAGAACAAATTCAAATCCTCAAAGGAAAGTCTGCTCAACGTGAGCTTTCTCTTGATGAAGTTAAACGCTTAGACATTCTCATTAAGAATTTACGTCTTATTCGAGATAAGTCCACCGAAGCCATCGACGTTACAGATTATTCTGATATGAAGGAGGCCGATCTTGTCGCACTTATCACCGGAACAGGAAAAGGTTCAGAAGAAGGCTAAGGAAACACTCTGGCGCAAAGCCAGTATTGCTAGCTGGAAACTCGATGTTAATCAAAAAGAAATGTATAAGTTTGCCAGAGAGAAACCGGACAAAATTATTGTCATTGGATCTTCTCGTCAGTTAGGTAAGACCTATTTCCTTGTAACTCTGGCTTTAGAGGAGTGTCTCCGGACCCCGCATGCCATTGTTAAGTTTATTGCTCCCAAAGTTCGGGACATTAAGCGTATCATTGCCCCGCTCATTCGGGAAATCACTGACGACTGCCCCAAAGATCTACGGCCTTCCTATAAAACCCAAGAGAACATCTTTCGTTTTCCTAATGGAAGCGAGATCCAGTTAGCTGGGACAGATAATGGACATGCCGAGTCCATCCGGGGTAACAAAGCCAATCTTTGTATTATCGATGAGGCTGGATTCTGTAATGATTTAGCCTACATCGTAAATAGTATTTTAATTCCTACGACAACAACAACGGGTGGAAAGATCATTATGGCATCTACTCCCTCCAAGTCACCCGACCATGACTTCATGCAATTTATGAAGCAGGCTGAAATTGAAAATCGATTCATTAAAAAAACAATCTTTGATAACCCGCGTCTTACTAAAAAAGACATTGATGACCTAGCAGAAGCCATTGGTGGATATGAGTCTGTAGATTTTAAACGAGAATATCTAGTAGAAATCATTACTTCCATTGATGACGCAGTTGTTCCGGAATTTAATTCTGACGTTAAGCCTGAGATTATCAAAGAATGGGAGCGACCTGCCTTCTATGATGCTTATGTTGGGATGGATATCGGTGTAAAGGACATGACTGTTGTCCTATTTGGTTACTACGACTTCCTTACTGCCAAACTTATCATTGAAGACGAGGTTGTTCTTAGCGGACGTAGTATGCTTACCGATAATCTGGCTGCAAAAATTGCAGAGACAGAAGCTCGGCTTTGGTTTAATAAGTATACAGGAGAACCTAAGACTCCGTTCTTACGCGTATCAGATAATAATAACCTAGTTCTATTAAACGACTTAGCAGGGTCTCACGGTCTTACTTTTCTCCCAACTCGCAAAGACGACAAGGATGCGGCTCTTAATAATATGCGTATGCTTATTCGAAATAAGCGAATTATCATACACCCACGCTGTAAAACGTTAATTTTCCACCTTGAGTCCGCCATCTGGAACAATGATCGTACTAAGTATGTCCGTAGTGCAGTAGATAAAAGTCACTACGATGCCGTGGATGCTCTTGTCTACTTGTGTCGTAATATTAATTATAATAAAAATCCCTATCCAGCAAACTATGACTATTTAGGTAAGGGTCCGATGTTCCACAGAGATCCACTCCCCAAAGGGGATAATCAATTTGAGCAAGCTTTGAATAAGATGGTCAAAGAACGCAACCCTTTCGGAAGTACGCGAAAGCTCAAGAGATATTAACATATTAAATTAGAGGTGTTTATGTCAGACTCGGTGTATTTCGCAGCCAAGGAAGCGGATAAAACAGCCGGAATTTTGCTAAGTAAGGCAAATGGCTGGTATAATCAATTACAAACTAACGGGTATCTCGACAAAGTTCGTGAGATGTGGTTAGCCTACCATGGAGCCTATCAAACAGGTCCGGGTGCTGCCCACATGATTACCTTTGGTGGTGAGCAAGGTGAGCTAGCACAGATGGCGGTGAACCATTTGCGATCTATCGCCGATAATATCATCACTATGATTACATCCAGCCGCCCTGCATTTCAGGCTCGTGCTACAAATGGTGATAGTAAGAGTATTGTACAAGCTACGCTTGCAAATAACCTACTTGATTACTACATGCGTGAAAAACGTTTGGAGAAATACCTTCGTACAGCCATTCAATATGCTGTAGTATTAGGTAGCGGTTATGTTAAAATGGAATGGAACTCCACTACTGGAGAAATTTACGACACAAATGAAGAGACTGGCGCACCAATTTATGAAGGTGACGTTGCGTTCTCTAACCTGTCTCCTTATGATGTTGTATTTGATACAACTAAAGAGTCGAGTCTTGGTCATGACTGGGTACTAACACGTACCTTTAAAAATAAATTTGACATTGCAGCTAAGTATCCCGAACTTGAAGGTCGTATTAAAGGTCTTCAGACTAAAAATCAATTGCTCCGTTATCGTATGGACTTGATGGCTTATGAGGATACAGACGATGTTCCCGTATATGAATTCTATCACCGTCGTAGCGAAGCTTTGCCAGATGGTCGATATCTTTTGTTCCTAGAAGATAATCTAATTCTTATTGATAGTCCAATGCCTTATAGACAGTTACCCGTGTATCGTGTATCACCTAGCGATATCCTTGGTACTCCTTACGGCTATACTCCGATGTTCGACCTGTTACCCATTCAAGATGCGGTTAACAGTTTGTACAGTACTATCCTGACTAACCAGCATACGTTTGGTGTACAGAACATCTATGTTCCTCGTAATGCCGATATTCAATTGAAATCTCTTGAGGGTGGATTGAATATTATTGAAGGTAATAGTGGTGCGGGAAAACCTGAACCTCTAAACTTTACACAAACTCCTAAAGAAGTATTTGAGTTCCTTCAAATGCTTGAGCGACAGATGGAGATTGTATCGGGAGTCAACTCGGTTGCTCGTGGTAACCCGGAAGCTTCGCTTAAATCCGGATCTGCTCTTGCCATGGTGCAATCTATGGCACTGCAGTTTATTTCTGGTATTCAACAACAGTACATTCACTTGATTGAGGACGTTGGTACAGGTCTTGTGAATATGCTTAAGGACTTTGCTGTTGTCCCTCGCATTGCTATTATTGCAGGGGAAACTCGTAAGCACTACGTAGAAACTGAATTTACTGGTGACGACCTTAGTATGGTAAGCCGTGTAATTGTTGACGTAGGAAATCCTATTAGTAAAACTACTGCCGGACGTATGCAGATGGCGACGGAGCTTATCCAATATGGTATTGTATCTACTCCTCAAGAGTATATGACAGTACTTAATACTGGAGATTTGAGCGGTATTACTGATGATACTCAGGATGAGCTTGATAATATTCGTCGCGAAAATGAAACTATGCTTAATGGCGGTCAAGCCATTGCTATCGGTATTGATCAACACAGTGTACACATTAAACGACACAAAGCCCTTCTTTCCGATCCAGTTATTCGTTCTCAACCTGGAGTTAGAGATCAAGTCCTTGCTCATATTATGGAGCACGTAAATCTTTTACGTACTGTTGACCCTTCTCTTCTTGCAATTATCGGAGAACAACCAATTGGACCTATCGGAGGAACGCCTAACAACCCAGTTCCCGGTCCACAGAATCAATCTATGCCTGTAGATCCGGCTAGCATGAGTCAGGAACAACAACCGTTACCTAATATGCCATCCATACCTACAGTACCTGCTGAAGCTCTCGCCAATCCCGAGGCTCAGCAGCAGGCTATGGGTAATGTAGCACCTCAGTAAGGTATATAAATGGCTTTTGACACTAGTCCGTTAAGTCAAGAGAATATTTTACGGGACGTACACGATCCTGTAACCCAGACGCTGCGTACAACGGCTAGTGCGACTATTATTGTACCTGGCGGCCTTGAAGTTGACATTGACCAAGCAAGCGATAGCATTAAGCTTGGAGACGGCACTACGTTGTTTACGTCTACTACGGTAGGACCTAAGACCGGCCTCGATGTTAGCATTATTAGCGGTAATCTTCAAGGGGAGGTGGATGCCTACCCTCTGGAAAAAGGCATTACGCGCAACACCTACAATGAAGTTCTATCTGTAACACCGGGAGTAGAGACTACTATAGTCACCTATACCGTCCCCAGCGGTAGGATAGCTTACTTAAGCCGAACTGAATACTCAGGCACTAATATTGCCACTTATACAGTAAAAATCAACGGTGCCACACAAGATAAAAAGCGTACTAACTATGCAACTAGCTTAAATGAAAGCACTATATTGAATTCTTCAGGTAATACCGGAATTGCTTTAGTAGCTGGTGATGTAGTAATCGTAACAGCTACACACACCAATGTGTCTACTGGAGACTTTAACTCTCGAGTAGAGACAGTAGAAATCATACTATAGCATTATAAAATATCCGCGGGCTATTTTATAGCAAAAACAGTCAGAATAACATATATTTATAAAGGAGGCTAGGTATGCAAGATTTTGCGCAAGGTATCCCAGTAAGAACGCAAAATAACGGCGATGTTGTCGTTCGCGTTGCCGATGCCACTACTCCTACAGACGTATTAAAAGTTAATACAGACGGTAGCATTAATGTAGTAACTACAGCTACAGCTCTAGATACTAGACCTCTGGCCTTTGCAACTGATTCAGTTGATGTATCTGGGTCTATAATTGCGTTAGACACCTCTACTTTAACTTCTATCTTAGGCGCTACTTATAAAGTAGACGACGACGCTACTCAAGCTGCTCTAGGTTCCATTCTAACTCAGTTATCTTCTGGTGAAATAATCATTGGTACTGAGGATGGTACTCCTTCTGGTACTCAGCGTGTCTTTGTAAACAATGTATATCTTCAAATCTTGGCCGCAAAAGACAGAGATCAAGATATTTCCTACGCTGATTTTGGCACAAAAGACCAAAGAATTATGCAAATAGACTACACTGCCCCCAGCATTGGTGTTGGAGCTGGGTTTATTGCACGAAAAACATTTACTTATGTTCTAGACGGCGGACGCTACAAAAGAACAAAAATAACAAGATTAATAGTATAAGAGGTACAGATGAAATATGTAAAGGCAGATCTTTTAGCAGACGTTGTTGGGACATACGACCAAACTAAAACTACAATCCAAGGTCGAGTGCAGACTAAGACCATTGATGGAGACTCGGCCCTAGGCCCGCCCTTAAATAGATTTATTGACGTAGTAACGGACTCTGCTCCGGCCTCCCCGGTTATTCCTGCACTAACCTATTTGACTGCCAATGGTAGACTATTTACAATTGGAGCTGAGGTCAATGGTCTTATTCCCGTAAGTCTGCACACTGTGAATCTAACTACCGGAGCACATGTTTTTATTGGAACAATCCGAGTACAAGTAGCAGATAACGCAGCAACAAGCCACTCGCTTAAGGCACTCAAAGTAATAGACACTGGGACTACTGGCTGGCGTATTTTTATTGTGACTTCTGGTTCTGTTCTTATCAATGGCGGAGTTTATTGTGCCAACAATGTGGACCTAGCTGATTTTTTAGCTGTAGGACTTGGTACTTTATTCCCAAGCGGAACTGGATCAAATCAAAAAGCAACTTATTTTCTACAAGATCCGTCTAATATAGGTGTAGGGCAGCTTAATATTGCGTCTGCAGGAGCTGTGTTAGATGTTGCAAACAACAGAATTTATGTACATAATGGTGTGGCAGCTACGCACCAATATTATGTATACAGTACCAATGCAACCTTGGATTGTCCTAAAACAGTAGGCGTATCTATGGACTCTACCACTGACAGGATTACTCAAACAGCACATGGATTTGTAGACAACACTCCTATTTTTATTAGCAATTTAGTAGGAGCCGCTCCATTAACCAATAATACTATTTACTTTGTACGAAATGCTACTCCAAATGATTACCAACTTTCCACAACTACTGGAGGAGCGGTAACGAATGTAACAACAAACGGTACTATGGACGTAAACCGTGCATTTGGGACAACTGGAGATGCTTGGGTACATAAAACTGGAAACTTACCGGCTTTAGCTGGAACTTTGATTAGCTCTGACTCGGAAGATTTTGCTCAACCTGCTCATACAACTAATGCTGGATTTGATTGTATATTTCTTGCGTCAACTTCAAATTTGTATTTAGGTAAAATATCGGAGCTGACTTCAGGCGCAGTCACTTGGCCGTCCTTAGTAACAGCAAACATACTCGGTTCCCCAAATCAAATAATTGCCCCGTCTATTACATTAGCTGCGTGGAGTAATGCTCTTGACCGAGCCATGTATTTAACTAATGCAAATATCTTAGTTACAAAACAAATGGTTAACAACTCTATTGATAAAATATTTGGCGGAGCAAATAACATTTATCGAGAGACTTTTGTAAGTGATAGTATACCTCTACAATGGCTAGTAGCTGGTGCACTAGATGTAGAAAGCGGCTGGCTTGTAGTACAAACTTCAACAACTGTTGGGCAGCGTGGAGTTTTATTAGCCGATACTAGATCAGATGAATTGTTTGATTATTCTTTTATTGTTACTAAAGTACTAGACACTCCCAACTCTGTGTATAAATTTATAACAACTGTAGATAAACTTTACGACTTTACTGGATCGCTACGTATTCAGTATCGCACATCAGGATTTGGATCTATTTCTGGCGGTTGGACAGACATTGCATTTGCAGAAGATCTAAGTGGAGTTGCTACTGCAGCACAAGTTCAATTTAAAATACTATTTGATACACTAGGACTAGACACTTCTATCCCGGCTCAATTGGTAGATTTTTTTCTTGGATTTGAAAGCAACACTGCTATCTCTGATAACTGGGAATTTAGCGATGATTTTTCGGATAATGGTGTGCCTTCGCGCTGTGCTTTCCGTTTAAAGAAAGCGTATACATCTACTGTACCGGAATTGTTTTTCCGAGCTTACGACCTTTCAGATGCTTTAGTTGTAAATCACAATACAACAGCAGAGGCTGCTCAGTTTGAGTACTCTACTACAAACGGAGTGTCTTGGTTGCCACTTGGAACAATCCCTAATACAGTAGGGACTCTTGTTCGCTATACCTTTACCTCTCCTCCTGGAGTAGACATCCGACCCGGACTTAAGGAGTCGTAATGGCTAATATTCTAATAGAGAATAATTTTTATCAGGGGACCAGTCAGGCTTGCGTCATTGATTTGACGCCGCCTACCTTTGCAGGAATTACTTTCCTTGACGTTGAGTCTAGGGGTCAAATTCGTGCAGGGTGGTCTGCTGCCTCAGATGCTACGGCTCCTATCCGGTATGAAGTATACATCAAAGCTTCTACGGCCACGGGTCTATTTAGTACCTCTAATATCATTGCAGTTACTCCAAATCTTCAGTATGATATTTTTACACTACCGGACGGTTCGTTTTTGCAAAATGGCACCACATATTACGTAGGTACTCGTGCTATTGACGGTGTTAACAATAGAGATAGTAACGTAGTCTCTATGAGTGTAATCTCTACTGGAGTCCTTACTGCAGTTGATACATATAAATGCAATGCTTCTTGGTCAATAAACAATACAAATCAATTTATTCTTACTATGTGGGCAGATAAAAATGACAGTATTGCTGATGGATCAAATGGAGTTTTAGGTACGGCTTCTTATCAGGTGTATGATAAAACTGGCGCGGCTGTCGTAGGCATGAGTGCCTCGGGTATTTCTCCTAATGGGCAGGGCCTTTTTACAGCGCCTTCTGTATCTAACTTACTCGTAGAAGATGCGGAACATTATGAAATTAAAGTTACTGTTGTCGTAGACGGGGAAGCTCGCTCAAACATGATTCCTTTAATGGATCAAAAAGCCGAGTATAAAATTGGCGGGCTATTTTTTGTCAACGTAGAGAATAACTTTGATGGTACTTTTTGGGTTTCTAAAAACGAAATTGTAAAAACTACTGGACTAGGGGCAGGGGCTTATCAAGTTTACGATCACGACGGCGATCTTATCTCCGGAATGAACGGTTCTGGTATTACTGCTGATATTAACGGGGTATACAAAATACCGCACGTTGCTTCTCTTTTGGAAGAAGACTATCCCGGATTTTCTGTCAAAGTCACATTGGTTGTGGATGGAATTACCAGGTCGCAGATGTTCTCTCGTGCAAATGATCCTATCCACTATAGCACAAAAGCTCAATTTTCAATTAATGCATCTAATCAACTGCAAGCTACGTTTTGGCTAGAATACGATTCTAATGTTGAGACAAGTTCATTGGGCGCAGCTAATTATACAGTGTACGATGTAAATGGTAATACTGTTGTGGGGCTTTCACAATCAGGCATCACTGCTGATGTTAACGGAAGATTCCAAATTACGCCGGTAAGCGCCGCTCTGCTGACAGATCTCACACACTATTCTGTTAAGGTCGGGATTGTTGCGCACGGGGTCGAGAGAGTTGCATACAAAGGATTTACTTTACTAGGAACATAGATGGCTATCATACGAAAATGGGTTGCTCAAAACGATAGCGGAGAAAACCAGTGGTTAAAAGTAGACCACCCGAGTCGTTTTATTGTAAATCATACTAGCGAATGGCAGCCTATTTTTGGTGTAGACTCAGCTTTAGTACCCGGAGCTCAAGTCCTAAAGTTGGCCGCGCAACTTGATACATCTACTCTAGATGAAATTAGACTTGTAGGGTATTTGTATAATCCTGCTAGCGGTGCGGTGGATAGTGCGGCTACCGTAGTGTTCTATATTTATAAAGTAACAGACATTACAACTCCTAGGTGGGATGATCAATTAATCTCGACTCAAACAGGAGATGTGCAGTCTAATAATTATTATTTTAAGAGCATTAATATCAGCTCTTTATCTGGAGTTAATTTAGATGGAGACACTACGCTCATGGTAGAAGGCGTGGCTACTAGGTTAGGAATTACTTACAGAGATCGCATCTACGTAAATCATCTAGGAGTGTATGATAGTATTGTTCGACTGCGTAATGATGTTGAATTCTTAGACATAACAAAATTGGATGAGTAATGATAAAAAAATATGCGGCTATAAATAATAATACAGTGACTCAAGTAATAGATATTGACAGCGAGTCCGATGATTTTCAATTAACAGCTAAACAACATCAAATGCTAATTGACATTGATTTCCTAAATCCTACGCCTACTGTTGGGTATGTATTAAACGGAAATAAACTTGAACTTCCGCAAGGTTACACCGATCGCGAAATGTACGAAGAGCACCTAAATGACCTTAAGGCTACTTTCGGCACGGCCTTGGCTCGAAAGTGTACAAATAAAATTGGAGCTAGAAACAAAATCCTAAATAAAACTGGAACTCAAGTCACTACGCTATTAAATGTTTTACTTGGAGTGCGGTTTCTTTTAGAAGGCGGCGCTCTTGGCACAGCTCGCGCAAGTTGTATACAGTTAAAAGCAGTATATAGCGAATATAGTGACGTTTTTGATTACGTTGTAAATGAAATTAATATATTTGAACAAAACAATAGTCTATGAGTAAGATATTTATAGGATTTTCATATCCTCATAAATTTAAAATTGGAGCTGCAGCCATAGCTTGGTGGCTGTCTACTCCATATTCTCACGTGTATATTAGATTTGAAAGTGAAACTATGCCGTCTTCGGTGTATCATGCGGCTCATGGCATGGTACATTTTACAAGTTACGCTAGATTTAAAGAGCAGAATAAATGTGTACATGAGTATGAGGTAGCTGTTACTACTACACAACGTCGGCAAGCTTTAATACAATGCATGGAACTAGCTGGAATAGAATATAGTACTACCGAGCTAGTGAATATTCTAATGACTGATTTATGTAATTCATTTGGCCATAAGCTAAGTACTACAAACTCTAAAGGTTACATATGCTCTGAGTTAGTCGGTGAATTTTTAATTCAACTTGGAGCAACTTTCAATAAACCTACCCATTTATTAACTCCGCTAGATATAAAGCAAGGATTGACTACGTGGCAAGAATCACTCTTATACCGGACATAAAAGATGCTGGGCACAAAAAGCTCATCGCTAAAAGCAAACGACATAATTGGCTTATAGCCCTCTGTTCGCTTCAATTTGTTTTATTAACATATTTAATTATGAGGTAACTAATGGATTTTTCAAAACTAAAGCAGCTAATGCAAAATGCTGGTACTGCAGTTTCTGATTGGAAACAAGGTATGGATAAAAATGCAGATCAAGCAATGGAAGACATGGCTCGTTCTTCTGTTATGGTAGGTAGATCACAGGATTATCAACCTACAGAACAAGAAATGTTGGATGCCCGTAAAATGGTAGAAGATTCCATGAGTATGGGTACGGGTGCTGTAGGCTCTGTAAAGATGCTTGGTGCCGGTGAGAATGCTGCCCAAATGCTTATGCGTAAAGCTGCAGAAGAAGCTGGTACGGGCGTTAAGATTGCAGGTAGAGGCAAGTCTGCTGCGGAAATGATTAAAGAAGGTCAGGCAGCAAAAGCTGCAGCTAATCCTCCTGTCCCTAAAAAGACAGCCGCCGAACTCTACAGAGACGCTAAAGCAAGCGGTAAGTCGGTAATGAATATTGATGAGATGCGTGCAAACCCTGTTAAAGAACCTATGAATATGGGTAAACTGCAACAAGAAGCTACTGGTCTTGTTGATGATGTCTCAGAAAAACTTAAATTTCGCCGTCTCCAAGAACTAATGGAGCTTAATAAGCTCAAAGGTAAGTAATGGCTGATTATCCTGGTTCTAATAGTGAAGCTACTATGGAAGGTAACGAGAAAGAAACCTACGCAAAAAAGGTTGCTCGTTTCTATAAGCTTCGTAAGCTATTGAAAGAGAAGAAATAATGGATGATACATACGCACGTCTACTAAAATCTATTCTCGAAAGTAAAGAAGGGCGCAGTGAGACTGTATACCCTGATGAGAAGGGTAATCCTACTGTTGGTGTTGGGACTAATCTAAACAGCCCAGAAGGTCTGCGGGATTTAGAACGTGCCGGTATGTCTCCAGAGCGCGTTCTAGCAGGAGAGAGTGTTCCTACTGAAATCCAGGACGCTGCTATGAACAGTGCCATTAAGCGTAAAGAGGCAATGCTTCAAGATAAACTTCCCAATGCTCAGCTTAAAGAAAATGAGCGCGCTGCTATTATGTCGCTTATGTACAATAGCCCAGCCCTGGTTGGGCCTCGTCTTACTGAGATGCTGAACAAAGGCGATAAAGAATCTGCAGCTAAAGAGATTCTTCTAAACTCTAATAAAAATAAAAGTCCCGGCCTTGCTAGCCGACGTATAGAAGAGAGCGCGATGTTCCGTGGAGATAATAGCTTGCCACCTATTAACATGGAGGAAGAGGCTAATCTTAAGGGTACTCTTAGTGGCATTGAGAATAAAAACGAAAAAGAACGCGTATTTAAGCGTTTATCTGAGTTATTACGGAGTAAGTAATGGCTGGGCCTATTTCGTCAAAACGTGTATTTAAACTTACTGAAGACTACTTTAAAGCTATAGCTGATCGTGCGGCTAGTAGATCTCATGCAACAGCGGTTCCTATTTTTGCAGATGATACTATAAAAAATAAAGCTAAAGAAATGATGAGTGAGGAGACTGTTACTAGAATCAATCCTACCACACAGGAAAAAGAATACCTTCTATTTAGAGGACCTTCTGAAAAAGATATTACCAATCATATGAAAGATGGTAAATTTATTAGTCAACAAGCCTCCAGTTGGACAACTAGACCGGATACTGCTAGTGGGTATGCTAATAGTCATTCTGCTAACCTAGAGGGTACACCAATTGCAGCATGGGTACCAGAGTCCAAAGTAAAGAATTTCTTACCTGCTAATTTTGAAAAAGCTTCTGATGTTCCTGCGCATAGTGAAGTTATTGTTGATAGTGTAAATCTTCCATTTGATACTTTTAGTAACCATAGAATCGATAAAAAAATGCCATTTGATCAATCTATTGGTAAGCTATTTGGAAATCCTAAAAAGTTAGCGGCTATTGCTCCTCTGTCAATAGGATCAGAAACATTAGATGCTGCTAAAGATTTAGCTTCTCAATACGTACAAGGTAAAGATTGGGTATCTGAAAAACTTGCACAGCAATTAAATCTCACTAAGAATTCAGAAGTAGAAAAACAAATTAAGAATGTAACTGATATTGCAGTAGATCCCACTATGTTAATTCCAGGTGTCGGTGGTATAATGACGGGTCCTGCTCTAGAAATGTTGGCAGAGTCTAATAAAAACAGCTTTTCTAAGATAAAAAACTTATTAAGTAATAAAAAGTAAATCTAACATATATTATTATAAGGCTTACCCATACCGGATGGCCACTTAAACTCGCTACCCTGTCTAAGTACAGGATGTGACACAAGGAGAATAGTATGTCTGACTCTGCTGCTGCAGCCGCTAGTGCTGCGCCCGCTTCCACTGGTGCCGAATCTACCGGCGCTGAATCCCAAGAACTTGCTGCTGAAGGTACTGAAGGCATTATTGAAGATGACGCTTCAGATGTACTTGCCGAAGAAGCCAAGGCTACCGAGGAAGCCCTTAAAAACCTCAAACGCAAATATAATGTTAAGGCTAATGGGAAGTCTCGCGAAATCGAGCTTGACCTGTCTAACGATAAACAAATCCAAGAATACCTATCTAAGGCCGCTGCAGCTGACGAGAAATTCGAAGAAGCTGCCAACATGCGTAAGGCAGTTGAAGAGCTTGTACGAGAGCTGAAAAGCAATCCTAAGGCTATTCTGAGCCACCCTTCGATTGGTTTAGATCTTAAGACATTTGCCCAAAGCATCATGGATCAAGAGCTGGAGGATATGTCCAAGACTCCTGAGCAGAAGCGTATTGAGGAAATGGAACAAAAGCTTAAACAATACGAAGAAGACAAGAAAAAACTGGAAGAAGAGAAAACTACGGCTGAACGGGCTCGTATTCAAGAAGAACAGTTTCAAAAGCTGGATGAACAAATCACTGATGCTCTGTCGAAATCTGAACTTCCTAAGTCTCCTTATGTACTTAAACGTATTGCTGACACTATGATTGAGGCTGTTAATCTGGGGTATACAGACGTATCTGTTGAGCAAATTCTACCCTATGTAGAACAGCAAATCGTAGGTGAAATCAATAGGTTATTCGAAGAAGCTCCGAGCGCAACTGCAGGCAAACTTATGGAAAAGTTAGTCGGTAAAAAGAACCTAGATTCTTACCGCAAAGCTCGTGTTTCTAAAGCTAAAACCACAGCTTCTGCTTCTACAGTTAAAGATTCGGGTGCTTCCTCTAAGACTGCTGAGAAAAAAGAAGACGTTAAACCTGTCCGATTTAAGGACATGTTCGGACGTTTCTAGAACGTTAACATATAGTTATAGGACTAGTAGAGTAGTGTAACGGATCGGTTGGTAAGCTTCGCGCCCTAACGGTACCCGGAAATGAAAGCGGCCTATCATGACAACAGGTGTATTTTTAATAAACAAAGTCCTCTAGCTAAGGCAGAGGCAACAAGGAGAATTTGAAATGGCTGAATACGGTGGCGCGAATAACATGGCAACCCTGAACGGGTTGTTTAAAGAACGCTATGCTGATAAAATGGAGCGTCTGATTCCTGATGGAAAGAAGCTCTTGAATGAAATCCCCTTCATCTCGAAGGACAAACAACCCGGTAATGCTTATCACCAGCCCGTAGTTTTGGGTATGGAACATGGTGTTACTTTTGCTGATGACACCGAAGGTGCATTTGAGTTGGCAGCTCCTATCGCTGGTCAAATCAAAGATGCAGTTGTCAAAGGTTACCAATTGGTTCTGCGTTCGGTTCTGTCATACAGTGCCGCTTCGCGCGCAATGGGTCCTGGCGATCGCGCTTTCGAAGATTCGACTAAGTTCTTGGTTGGAAACATGCTGGATTCTATTTCGAAGAAACTCGAAATCGAACTTCTGTATGGTCAAATGGGTTACGCTGTAGTTACCAATGCTGAAGCTGCTGCTGCTGGCGTTGTTATCGAACTGAACGCTGCTGACTTTGCTCCCGGTATCTGGGCTGGTGCTGAAGGTATGAAACTGGACGTTGTACGTACTGGTGCCTTGGTTCCCACTCTGTCGGGTGTCAATGCTATCACCGTTTCTTCAGTTGATTTGACTGCTCGTACCATTACTGCGGATCTCCCGGCTGCTTTGGTTGCTGGCGATGTTCTGTATCACAAAGGTGCTTTCGGTAAAGAATTTGCTGGTATCCACAAAATCCTGACCAACACTGGTACTCTGTTCGGTATCTCGGCTGCTACCTACACTCTGTGGAAAGGTTCGGCTTTTGCTCCCGCAGTTACTTCGGTATTGTCGTTTGCTATCATGCAGCAAGCTATCAGCCAAGGTGTTGCTAAGGGTCTGGACACTGACGTAATGGTCATGGTTAACCCCGGTCACTGGGACGATTTGCTCACTGAGCAAGCTGCTCTGCGCATGTACGATTCTTCGTACAAGTCGGACACTGCTGAAAGCGGATCGAAGTCGATCAAATTCCATAGCCAAAACGGTATGGTTGAGATCACTCCCTCGATTTACGTTAAAGAAGGCTACGCTTACGTACTCTGCGTTGAAGACTGGGTTCGTGTCGGTTCGACCGATATCACCTTCAAACGTCCGGGTCAAGGCGATAACTTCTTCCGTGAACTGGAAGACCACGCTGGTTTCGAACTGCGTTGTTACACTGACCAGGCGATCTTCTGTAGTAAGCCCGGGCGCTCGATAATCATTTCTAACTTGAAAGTATCGTAATTCTACGGTATAATTACAAGTAAAGTTGTGGGCCGGGGGTGCAATGCTCCCGGCTTTTTTATTTTACAAATCTATTTTTCTTCCAGTTGTCCTTGGCCCACAGAGGTTGAAGATTAGTATAGTGTGTAGCTTTTAGAAACTGCTGTCTATTTGTTAAATCAAAGCTAGATAATGGAATAATATGATCAATATGCCAACCAGTTAAGTTATGATTTTCCCAAGTCATTCCGGGCTGCCATTTTGATTCTATATACAATTTAAATTGCTCTATAGAACAGCCTAGATCGGCAACAGCAGATCCTTTTTTTGTATTATTTTTTATACAGTTAGCAATGCGTGCTCTAAGTAAAGCTTTAAGTCTATATTGTAAATCAGTTTTCTTTTTGTCTACGTGGTATCGACTACGTCGAGCTTTTACTTCAGGACGCGAATGATACTCTTTCTTTTGTGCGGCAATATGCTCAGCATTATCATCCCTATACTTAGCCTTACGCTGAGCTATCTTTTCTGCATTCTTTTTATCATACTCTTTACTACGAGTACGTACCGCATCTCTGTTTGCCTGCTTGTAGGCATTTGTTTTAGCTTTAATCTCTTCTTTGTTCTCTTGATATTTAGCTGCAGATTTGGTTTTACGACAAGGCTTGCATAGGCTATCAACACCAAAAGCCCCCATAGCTTTCTTATGAAAAGCTTCGAGAGGCAGAGATTGTTTACAGCACCTGCATACCTTGGTCATTATTTTAAATATTTCCTAAGTCTATCTAGACAAGCTTTTCCGTCTGTATTGGCAGTAATGTGCCCTCCAAGTTGGGCATATAAAACTGTCTCTACGTCCTGCAATAATTTATTATAATCCTTTAAAGAAACTACAGCTTCAAATTGTCTTTCCGGAAAGTTCTTTGTATACTCAGGTTCACAGATAATATCACAATCAGTGTGTAGCCCTTCTTGGGAAATGTATAGTATTTTCATATTTTATTTACTTCACTAGCTTCAAATAGAGGGGTAATTTCAAACTCTTTCTCCGTAATATAAAAAGAAATGGGACCAGCAGGCCCGGAGATTTGAATACTTTGATATCCATTACTAGTCCAAATAGGAGCGTATCCTCCGTATTTATATCGATTATTTAGTTCATCTCGCAATGAATAATAAATGCTTACAGACACGGCAAATTTAGTAACATGCCGATTGTATGTTACATGGTGAGTACATTGATTAAAAATATAATTAATTACGCCATCATATAAAGTAATTCTTTTACTGGTAATTGTATTATTTATAAGTGGAGGCACTTCCTCCATGTATTGATAGGCAACTGGAGGAGGACTTGAGTATACAGGTATAGTCTCATATCTACCGTTGGGATATACACCCGGCAAACTATTAGGTGCGGGAGGAGGAGTGGCAGCAGGCCACGCATTGAGCATTAGTGCAATTTCATCCGCATCCATAGGAGTACCATCAGGCAATAGAAAATCTGTAGGTTTAAACATCGATTTGAGCCTTAAAGGAATCTACAATGCCCTTAAAAATATAATCTTTAATACGTTGTTCCTTTGGTAGAAATGAATAGTGCCCAATACAGGGGTGTGTTTTAGCAACAGGATCTTTTACTGCTCCCCAAATCCAACCGTCTTCAATTTTTTTAGCACACCACATAAGATGTGATTGTTCAGGGCTTAGGTTTTCTTTTAAATGACCCTCTACGCCGGATATGGCAGACTCTTTCTGCCAAGTCGGGGCATTTTCCCAATTAGGTTGACTAAAATCTCCAATAGCTTCACAATAAGCCTTGTTAGCCTCATGGCAAATTTTGGCAATAGATTCAGTAGAAATCATAAATACTCCTAAAATCCGGTTCTTGTTTGGTGGAAAACCGGCAAGCCCTTGTGTTTTTATCGTGTCTCTCCAGAACACGCCCTTTGTCATTCCTAAGGGAGGAAGGTGAAACGGGAGGTGCGCTACTACCTCTATCTTGTACTTCGAATCTGGCGGGTTCCCATGGTGCCCGACCACCTAGATTATGAATATAGGAAAGTTACTCCTACATATCAGCCTCTAGCGTCATCCCAGTGCGTGTCTCCAGAACCGACTATCCTGCCCACCTCGCGGTTTAAACAATGCAGGGTCCACCTCATCTACCACGCCGCTCGTTTCAATATAACAGTAACATATTCATGTATGGAGGTCAAGTGATTTCTAGGGCTGAAGTTCTTATGGGCCGTGATAAAGACTATCCGTTGGATAAAGAGCAAGAAGCAAACCTTGCAATCCTGCTGGAACGTGTTAATAAGCTTAGGGCTCTATATAACAAACCAATGACTGTCACTAGCGGGTACCGCCCTGCTGCTATCAATGCCGGCGTAGCTGGTGCTGCTAAGCGTTCTAATCACATTCTGTGTGCTGCCTGTGACTTTAGGGACAGTGATGGTGCTATCGACGCCTGGTGCCTAACTAACCTAGATAAGCTGGCAGAAATCGGCTTATGGCTGGAATCTCCTGACCATACGCCTAATTGGTGTCATGTGCAGATCTTTCCTCCCAAGTCAGGTAATCGGGTATTTAAACCTTAGTCAATATAGCGAAAGACCAATCCTTTCAAAGACTTCATCTTTCCACGACATACTGCAGAGATACTACTTCGGTCGCAATTAAGTTCTGCTGCGGCATCCTGAATACAATCATAGGTTTTACCATTAGTTTCACAGTAGACTTTACGACGAGTGGGTGAAGGTTTACCCCAGAATTTGCTTTTCTCTCCGGACCAAAGCTGAGAAAGGTGAACTTTTTCCTCAGCAGTACGAGGGCGAAGTTTTTTTCCGGTCATGGCTTTTCGTTTAGCTTCAATTTGCTCTGGAGACTGTTTGTGTCCTAAGGTATGTTTATTTCCTAAAAGAGCCTTACTAATTTTATTACGAGTTTCAATTGTAATCTCAAAAACCCCCCCTCCATACGATTTATTATATCCATATATAGGATCAATACTCTTATAATTGCGAATAAATTCTTGTTCTTTACGATTAAGCTCTTCTAGAGATTCTGCGGCGGCAATACGTTCAAATAAAAAACTATCTTCTCCATATTTAATCCAAGCTCTCTGTAGATGTTCATTAAAATGAGTACCTTTTCTCAGATAATATCGATGATTAGCCCAGCGACGAGCTAATGTAGAAGAGGTTTGTCCAATATAAACTTTATTATTGATTTGATTTGTAATTTTGTAAATAAACATAACTACCTAACTATAGCCTAAATTTTAAGTAAAGTCAATGTATTTAAGTAATTAACATATTACAATAGGAGACCTAATAGAATGATTCAACTTACTATTGCAGGTAACACATATGCCTACCCAAGTGCAGGTGAAGATCCCGGCTGGGGCTCCGAAGCAACTGACTGGGCTACAGCCGTAACTGATGTATTAAATAGCTTTCTTGGTCCCGGAGATATTCTACCAACCGCATTTGAAATTGTAGATAATACTCCGTCTCCTACTGAGGTTGTCGGCCTTACTTTTGATGGCGCACTTGTTCGTGCAGCTAATGTAACGTATGCAATTGTTCGGGGTTCTATCACTCAAACAGGTACTCTTTACCTAAGTTATAATGGCACGGCTTCTGCTGGAAACCAATGGACCTTGTCTGAACAGCTCAGCAATGATGCAGGAGTTAGATTTTCTGTCACGGATGCTGGTCAAGTACAATATATATCTTCTTCAACCGGAACAAACGGACAAATGCGTTTTTCCGCTAAAACATTGGGAACATAAAAATGGCTATTTCTTTAACTAAGTGGATCAAGTCGCTCGTCGTCAGTCAAGAAGGCACGACTACCCCTAATGAAATTGAGCTTACTCCTGGCGGATCAGCTAGTACTAAGACTACTATTACTGGTGCACAAACTTCCAATGTAACTGTGACTATGCCTAATGCCACAGATACCCTGGTTGGTCGGGCTACTACCGATACTTTGTCAAATAAGACTCTAGATGTCTCTACTATTGCCAATCTACGCGATGACCGTCTTTCTATTCAGGATAATGCTGATGTATCTAAGCAGCTTCGCTTTGACTCCTCGGCTATTACTACTGGTACTACTCGTACTCTCACTGCTCCTGATGCTAATACTACTATTGTTGGTACAGATGCTACTCAAACTCTCACCAATAAAACTCTCACCTCTCCCGTTATCAATTCACCTACTGGAATAACCAAATCAGACGTCGGTCTTGGGAACGTCGATAATACTTCAGATGCGACTAAAAACTCGGCTGCAGTCAGTTTAACGAATAAAACAATTGATGCAGATCTAAACACGATTACAAATATCGAGAATGCAGATATCAAGGTCAGCGCTGCGATTGACTATTCAAAACTTGCATCTTTGACTCCATCAAGAGTCCTGGTTTCAGAAGGTTCGGGTTTTGTTTCGGCGTCTTCTGTCACCTCGACAACGCTCGGATATGTTGACGCGACAAGCTCAATCCAAACTCAACTCAACGCAAAGGCTGCAACCTCTGCAGTAGTTCTAAAGACTGACTATACGGCTAAAGGTGCAATTCTCGCAGCAAGTGCCGCTTCGACTCCAACCGACCTTCCTGTTGGGGCGGATGGTACGGTTCTCACTGCAAGTTCCGGTCAAACAACTGGGCTCATCTGGGCAACTCCGACTGATCCCGCGCTAAATATTACTGCGCAAACTTCGACCTATTCTGCCGCAATAGGAGACTACGTTTTGGCGAGCGGTTCTGCCTTTACGGTCACTCTACCTACTGCAGTCGGAGTTAGTGGAAAGGCAATTCGGATTAAAAAGACCGATTCAAGCCTTTCAAATATCATCACGATTGCTACAACGTCCGCCCAGACGATTGACGGTTTCTCGACTCGGAAACTTGCGACGCAAAACGAATCAATCACGCTCTATTCTGATGGCGCAAACTGGCAGATCACCGAACGTCGGATTCCGTCATATTGGATCTCTCAAACTGCCACAGGTTCTTGGAATACCAATACAACATATACCATGCGTATGCGTAGGGTGGGTGATACCGCGGAATTTGATCTCACGGTTGCAACTACAGGTGCGCCCAACAATACCGCGCTTACGGTCAATCTGCCCATCACTATTGATACAGCCAAGATGTCGGCTTTTGGAGATTTCGAAAATTTTGGTGTGGTAAACATCCGAGATTCCGGTGTCGCAATCTATGTTGGTAAGGTCAGCTATAGCTCTACGACTGCAATTACAATCTCATCGATCAACTCCACGCCTGCATTATTGGCATTCAGTGCATCAAATCCAATGGTCTGGGCGAATGGTGACCACGTTCACGCGATCTTTCGAGTTCCCGTAGTAGATTGGGAAGGGTAGCGTGACTAATCTCATCGGGGACTTCGCGCCTCTCTTTGGCAATGTATCTGTATTTATAGAGTTGGAAATTAATGACTAAAATCGCTACACTTCTTAGACTTCTGCAATTGTTTGCCCACAATGCACATAATATGGCGAGTGGGCCTACATTTTTTGCAGACCATGATCACCTAGGAAGTCTGTATCCTCAATATGAGGAACAGTATGATAGCGTTATTGAGCGTATGCTAGGCCTGGATGAGCAACCTAATCTAGTAGAAATCACTCTACAGGCAGCACAAGGAAGTTCGGCAATGACACTTGAGATGCCCTTTCAAGAACTAGTAGAAGCTGAATCTTTGTTAAGAGAAGAAATTGCTATCTACTTGGCCACTGCTCAGTGCACTGAGGGAACAAAACAATTACTTGGTGAAATCTCTAACCAAAGTGAAATGCGTCAATACAAACTAAGACAGAGGATTAAAAATGGCTAACCATACTCTTACAGGTGAACACGTACTACGAGAGGCCTGGGACCCTACGCAAGGTGCGGTAAAGGTTACAGTAGATAGTGAGTTTGCAGTAGCCTTGGATGCCGCTGATGGGGATAGTATAACAACTGTTCCTAATAATCTTACTGTCACAGGTGTCCAGGAAATGGATGCTACTAGCTATAAAAGCTTAGTTCTATACACTGCTCCTGGAGCAGGAGAGGCTAAGGTAGAGGTATCCCCTACTGCATCCGGTGATGTTTGGGTAGACCTAGTCACTGTTACTGCCAATGCTCTTCTTGTTGTTAAGTCCGCTGTCACTGATTTTAGAGCTGTACGCATCCGTATTTCTACAACAGGAGCAGCTCCTCACGTGGTGATGCATGGGTAAGATCATTATGGGTAAAGGCACACGGCAGCGCGCTCCTGTTTCGACTGCAGAAGTCGCAATGGAAGTTATTACCCAAGATCAAGCCCCGAGTATTCAAACTATTACAGTAGAAGTTCCTGTTGAAGTAGTCCGTGAAGTAATTGTAGAAGTACCTGTTACTGTTGAAGTAGTAAGAGAAGTACAAGTTCCAGTTATTGTAGAGAAGATTGTAGAAATTCAAGTCCCGGTAGAAATCATTAAAGAAATTCAAGTTCCGGTTGAACGTATTGTTATTCAAGAACGCGTCGAATATATTGAAATTCCTATGGATATCTCACGTATTCGTGAATTAGAATCTAAACTAAGATCTACTAATCGGGTGAAATATATTGCCTGTGCAGTAGCACTAATTGCCTTGTCTATTGTAGGAGTCTTGCTATGAATTCTACCACTAAGCCTGCATCTAATGCAAGTCATGAGAACGTTCTTCGTTCCGCCCACAATGAAGTAACGGCAACTATTGGAGTTTCCGGATTTGTTACCGCTAAGGTAGGGCATCGTATTACACAAACAGTAACTACTACTAATACTGCAGATGATACTTTAGTATTTAACTATTTTGATGGATCTATTGCTCTTATGGAATTAACTGTGATTTACACAGACGGAACTCGGGAGACCCTTCTTTCGGTTGAAAGGACAGCGTAATGAGTTTCCAGTTCAATCCTCTTATCCTAGATGGCTTCGATATCTCTGGAGGCGGAGCTTCTACAGTTGTAATTGGAACTACTCCTGTTGTAGGAAGTACTCCTTTTTCTATTCTTATTGTTGATGCTGCAAACACTGTGGGAGACGTTGGTCCTCTTACTAACGGTCAACTTTTAATTGGAGCCACAGGAGCAGAGCCGGTCCCTGCTACACTCACTGGAACAGCTAATCAAGTATCCATCACTAACGGTTCCGGATCAGTTACTTTATCATTACCTCAGGACATTGCTCCTACTTCAAACGTAACATTCGCTGATACAACAGTTGACACACTTACTGCCGACGTGGTAAACACACCTGTCCTAGACTATGCTGGTGCAATTGCTATCGGTACTGTTGACGCTACAGTAATTAATATTGGTAATGCTTCTTCTGTAGTTAACTTTAATGGTACAGTTAATGATAATAATGTTACTAATCTAATCGTATCCGATCAGCTAATCACTCTAAATGCTGGCGGTGGCGTGGGATCTGCTACAGGCGCTGGTATTGAGTTTGAAGAAGATAGTGTTATTACTGGATATGTAAAGACTTCAGCAGATCGTAATAGCCTAACTGCAAAAGCCCCTGCAACAGCTGGTGTTGTTACAGTAACTCCTGGTGCATCAGGTTTTACTATTGACCAAGGATCTCATAATCCCCTGACTATTGATACGGCAAACGGATTATCATTAAATGACCAGGAATTATCGTTAGCCTTAGCTACAGCCGGTAATCCGGGTGCTCTGTCCTCTTCTGACTGGACTACTTTTAATGACAAGGCTAATAATACTTTAAACAACCTAGGTGTTACAAACATTAACGCCTCTCTGTTAGTAAATAGCCCTGGCACATATAACTTAGGTGCAAACTTAGGTCAATGGAATACTGTATATACCAACTTTGTACGCCGAGACAATGGAAGTCCTGCAGTACAGCTTCAAACTGGTGGTCTAAATGACACCGCTAATTTTACTTCTTTAAATTGGCAAAATCGTCAATTATTGACAGGATTTAGCACAGCTGCTGATTGGGGAAATAGAGTACTTCAGAACTCATCTAGTGTCACTACTTTGAATTGGGAAGCTCAGTCTCTTTCTGACGGTACAGATTTGTCAGTTGATTGGGCAGGACGCTCCTTAGAAAATAGTACAGGAGCTATGCTTGATTGGAGTGGATCTCAGGTATCTTTTGAAGGAAAACGTGTAATTAACGTTGCTACTCCTACTACAGGTACTGATGCTGCCAACAAAGACTACGTTGATGCTGCTGCTGCTTTGCTGCCCTATGGTGACATCCCCAGCACTACCTTTGTAGCTGACTTCTCCCAAACCGACCAGCCTGTAGTAGGTCTTGTAGCCGCGCCAGATGACTTACCCGTAGCTGTATTAGCGTTTAAAGCTCATGTTATGGTTATTAACACCGATACATCTGCTTATACTTCTTTTGATATGATTGCAACTAGAGATCTTATTGACAATATCTGGCACTTGTCATATTCCCAGTCAGGAGATAATAGTAATGTTACTTTTGATATTGATTCTACCGGACAAGTTATATATACATCTCCCGCTGCAACTGGATCTCAAGATTTGACCATGTTCTTTAGAGCACAAGCAATTACCCAAAGTTAACATATAGATATATAAGGAGTTTTTAATGTCCGATCTAAAAGATATGCTAGGCAAAAAGCCTAAAAGTAACGACGCAGACGTAAAAGAAGCTAAACTTACGGCTCTCAAAGAGTTGAAAGGTATGGCTTCGGGTATGCTGGGCGGCGGTCTAAAAGAAATGATGGACGCTCCTAAAAAATCCGTAACTGTTGCTGCTGATAGCGAAGAAGGACTCGAAGCGGGTCTGGATAAAGCTAAAGAGATTCTCCCGGAAATGCCTGATATGGATGATGAGTCAGAAGATTCTGATTCTGAAGACATGAGCATGGAAGAAATCGAAGCAATGGAACGTCAAATCGCCGAAATGAAAAAGAAACTCCTCGCGGCCAAAGCCTAAGGAGGAGAGATGGCTCGTCATCTCACATCTAGCACACTAATTGATAGTGCGGTTCGTCGCGCGACTCTACCAAAGACACAGGTAACCTTCTTAGAAGAAGATTTCCTTGCATTTGCTAATGAAGAAATGGATATGGCAATCATACCCTATGTAATGGGGTATCATGAGGATTATTTTCTTTTTAAAGAGAATATGCCTTTGTTAGATTTTACATCTAGATACTCCATTCCGTATCGTGCGGTAGGAAATAAACTCCGAGACGTTCAATTTTTGGATCAAGGTAATACCATTTTTGAAATGACGCGTATTGGCGTCGGTGATAATTCATATTTTCAATATGGTTCTATGGGATCTGTTGTCACTCGTCTACGTGCATTCTCACTTGAGGGTGACGAGATTGTTCTACATCCGCATGTAGATGGTGCAGCTAATGGCGGTTCCCTGGATATATACTATTACATTCGTCCTAATCAACTTGTATCTGAAAATCGAGTAATGATTGTTACTTCTATTTCAGACATTGCAAATGGAAATATTACTGTAGATAAACTTCCTCTGGACTCTGAGTCTGGGGCTAGTCTTTTTATGTCCGGTACTTTGGTTGATTTCATTAAAGTCAAATCCCCGCATAAGTGTATTACTATTGATAATGCTATTCAATCAGTAAATACTACTACTAAAGTTATAAGCTTCGGCCCTGATGTTATCCCTGCGTCTATTAAAGTTGGAGATCATATTGCACTTGCCCAAGAGTGCATGATCCCTCAGATCCCTACAGATTTACATAGCATGCTAGCACAGCGCATTGCTGCTCGTTGTCTTGAGGCTATAGGTGATAGCGCAGGACTTCAAGCTGCCAATGCTAAACTTGCTGAGATGGAACTTAAAGGCGGAACTCTTATTGATAGCCGTGTTGATGATGCTCCTATGAAGGTTGCTAATCGTCACGGATTCTTACGTAGATCACGTCGATTTGTTGGAAGGTAAACCATGGCTACTACTTCAATGTTGCGTGCCAAAGGTCTTCACCTATTTAACAACTACCTAAGTGAAATTCCTGAAGGTGCATTACTAGATGCAGATAATACTGTTATTGATCGGGACGGGACTATTGAACCTCGTCGCGGTATTCATCAGTATGGTGAAATTGGTACTACAAGTGCTGATTTGGCAAAACAATTACTTGTATATAAAGATCGTATTCTTGCTCACTACTCGTCTACTCTTGCTTGGGACGATGGCGTTGGTAATTTTACTGACTATGGAACAGCTTTTGCTGAAACTCAAGCCGGGCTTCGGATTAAGTCCGTTGAAGCTAACGGTAACTTGTATGTTACTACTTCTGAAGGTGTTAGAAAACTAGCCACAGATAGTCAAGCAGGATTAGGTACAGCTGCTATTACATTCGCGGGTGGGATTAAGGCTATCACAGGTACTGCTACTTGTGATTATACTGTAGAAGGATTTCTACCCGGTTACTCTAAAGTTGCCTATCGTATTACTTGGATTACTGAAGATATTAATGGTAATCTTATAGAAGGGGCGCCTAGCCCTGCTATTGAAGTAACCAATCAATCAGCGCAAGCGTGCCGTGTTGTATTAACTTTTCAAGTTCCAAACGGTATTACTACTGACTATTCTTATCGTATTTACCGTACAAACGTAGCAGTTCAATCTGGAACTCCTACCTTTGCAGGAATCTCTACTCTTCAAACTGGCGACGAAATGCGCCTAGTTATTGAATCTCCATATGTATCCGGTACTTCCATTACTGTAGTTGATGAAACTCCGGAAGATTTTCGTAATAATGGAGTAAATTTATATACAAATGAATTCTCAGGAGAGGGCATTAATCAATCGAATGAACCTCCTCCATTTGCAAAAGATATTGCTCTATACAAGAATGCAGTATTCTTTTCTAATACACGCACGCGCCACTTTCTTCAAATTTCCCTATTGGGGCTTAGTGCTTTTAAGAGTTATGGGGGTTTACAGGATGCGATTAATATTACTAGTATTACCTACCTTGCTCCAGATACTACTATTACTTTCTCTGCTGACCATGGACTTACCGTAGGAACTAGAATTGTTGTTCTTGAGTCCGGGTCTGCTCTTGATGGTGTACAGATCATTACAGATGTTCCTACTAGTTCTACTATCGTCGTAGAAGCGGATAGCACTGGAGCTAATGCATCTACTACCTCTATCTACGGATCATCAATTGCAATTGTTCGTGGAGCAAACCCTCCTAATTACTACTATTTTGTAGGCCGACCTGAGGTTAATAGTTTTACTTTACCTGCAAAAGCAGCTTTAGCCACTGTGGGTACAGCTGATTATATTCGTTTATATGCTTCAGAAGATTCTGCTAATTATGTATTTTGGTTTGATACTAATGGTACAGTAGACGAGCCGGTAGTAGCAGGAGCTATTCTTGTACGAGTGGATGTTACTGATGCTGGTATTGTGACCGCAGCTAATGTTGCTGACAAACTAGCAGACACAATTAGCGAAAATTCTTTTGATTTTCTTATTAGCGATGTAACTGGTCCTGTTGTACAAGTTCAAAATTCCAATAGCGGATCAGCTACCGACGCTACCGTGACCGGAACTATTGCTGTTGTAAAAGATCAAAATGGACACGGGGAAAATGCGGCTCTTCATTATGTTCGTCTATCAACATACCTAAGTCCGGCACAGTCCATTGATGATACAGGTCGCTCACTAGCGAAAGTTATTACTGCAAATGCATCCGAGTATGTAAATGCATTTTATCTATTTGACCCTAACGGTCTTCCGGGTAATTTGTATTTGCAATCACGAGACTTAGACCCTACCCCCTTCTTTATTACTGCTAGTGATGCTACTACCGGAGCAGCATTCAATCCTGATTTAAGTACTCCTACATCCTCTGGCAACGAGGAAAGTAATAATCGTATTTATTATTCCAAGCCCAGTCAGCCCGAGGCTGTACCTCTACTTAACTACCAACCAGTCGGCCCTAAAGATAAGAAGATTCTTCGTATTATTGCTCTTCGGGATAGTTTATTCATCCTTAAAGAAGAGGCTGTATACCGTTTAACAGGAGATTCTTCTACCAATTACTCTATTACTATTTTTGATAACTCAGCTAATCTAACAGCACCAGACACAGCGGTTGTTTTAAACAATCAAATCTACTGCCTTACTACTCAAGGTATTGCTACTATCTCAGAAACTGGAGTTAGTATTATATCTCGACCTATCGAGTCTGTATTTAATACAGTAATGTCCCCAGCTTTTACTAATTATAAAACTATCTCATTTGCTACCGCATATGAATCGGATCGTGCGTATTTAATTGCAGTTCCTAGCCTGCCTACCGATGAAAACGCTACTCGTATTTTTAGATTTAATACCTTTACTCAAACTTGGACTTATTGGTCTAAAGAAGTTACTTGCGCAATTGTTGAACCTAGCATTAATAAGTTATACATTGGGGCAGGGGATACGAATTTAGTAGAGGTGGAGCGTAAAGAGCTTACACGAGATGACTACGCAGATCGTCAATATCAGCTAGCTATTCCTGTAAATTCTATTGTTAATGGTAATGTTACCTTAAGCAGCGGTGTTTTGGTTGAACCTGGAGACAGTATCATCCAACTACAGTATTTAACTGTAGGTCAAGTAGAACGCCTTGCTAAAAAAATTGCACTGGACACAGCAGTACCAGACACAGTAGGGAATCAAAATAAAGATTTTTATCGTAATTTTGATATTGCTATTGGTGGAAATATTCAAACGCGCCTGTCTGCTCTAATTACACAATTGAATGCTGATGTGGGTGGGGCATTTGATACAACCTATTCTTCTGATTTTGAGACCTTACAAGGTGAATTTAATGCCTTGGTAGTGGTCATGAACTCCAGCGCCTTGTTAAATCAAACCAATTATCAAGGATCTATCGGCACTGCTCCAGTAGAAATCTTAGTACAGGCTAAGGTATCGACTAACATTGTAACACCCTTGGCCCTTGGTCCAATAGTTCAAGGTGCAGTAACCCACTATAAAGCGATTAAGTCCTCTGTAGTATGGGCGCCCTCTTCTTTTGGGGACCCGTCTTTGTACAAGCATATCCGGCAAGGAACTGTCCTATTTGATACCGCAGGCATTGCCTTTGCTACTATTGGATATAATAGCGACCTAAGTCCTAACTTTGAAGATATTCCTTTCCTAATGGAAGGGGATGGATCTTGGGGCGGGTTCTTTTATTCGTCTACTACATGGGGCGGAGAGGGGACAGCTCGTCCCTTTAGGACTCTTATTCCTCGTCAGAAGCAGCGTTGTCGATTTATCCGGGCTCGTTTTCAGCATAGCACAGCTTTCTATAGGTACTCAATACTAGGTATTTCTTATACCTATGAAATCTATGGGGAAAGGGCATACAAGTAATGAAAGTCACAAACTTAAAACGGCTTGTAATGGAAGACTTCGAGTCAGAGGACCAAGAGTTAATCAACAAAGTTGCCTTCTCTTATAATCCGCTCATTGAACAGATTACTCAAGCCTTCAATAACAATATTGATTTTGATAACTTGAATCAACAGGTTATAACATTTGATGTTGAATTGGATGCAGCAGGTATACCTAAGGCAGTTACTGAACTTCGTAATAAGTTGAGAGGCAAGCCACAGGGTATACTGGTTATGAGAGCAGAAAATTTGGCACTCAATAACCTATACCCAACTGCAACCCCGTTCATCACATTCTCATTAAGAGATAATAATATCCTTATTAAGCATGTTGCTGGAATTCCCGCTGATACAAAGTATAAACTCACCGTAATATCAGTAGGTTAACATATTATAATAGGAGATCCTACTCGTGGCAGTTCAAGCAAAGCTAAACCAAGATAAGAATAACCAGCAGACCGGCGGTGGACAAGCGCCTGCTACGGCAGCTCCGTCTACTCAGGTATCTACGGTTAACCCTTACAGTGGCGCTACAACTACTCCTACAGGCAACACATCCTCGGGACGTTTTACAAACATCTCTAGCTATTTGAATGCTAACAAAGGTGCTGGTGAGAAGATTGCAACTCAAGTTGGGTCTAACATCACTAAGCAAGTTGATAAAACTCAAGAGCAAACAAATAAAGTAAACGATGTTGCTTCTGCGGTTAATGCAGAAAAAGATCGTTTGGCTAAAGCACAAGAATACAATGCTAAGATTCAAGAAAATCCAAATGAACTAGTTAATGACGAGACTACCTACGGTCAAGTTCGTAATTTAATTACTGGAACTAGTGATCAGTCTAAACAACAGCAGGATGCTTCTGCTGCTTTGTCTGGAGCTAACACTGCATTGAATACTGTAGGACAAAAGATCTCCGGCCTCGGTAACGAAGCAGGCCGCTTCAATGTTCTTGGTGAAACATTTGCTCGTCCTTCTTACTCTCAAGGTCAGAAGCGTTTGGATCAGTTGTTATTCTCTGTTGGCGGCGCTCAACAATTGGCTGATACTGCAAAGAATCTTCAAGGTCAAGTACAAACTCGTCAAAATCAAGTTAACGATTTGACTAAGACTATTGGTGATCAACTTACTTCTAACGCTACTGCATTAGGAGACGCTTCTACTCTTCTTGGAAATACCTTGAATAGTCAACAAGCTAACCTTATACAACAGCAAACAGATGAAGCTAAAGCTCTGAATGCTAAAAATGCTGATTTAAATCAAACACTCACTGCTTTGTTCTCTGGTGGATTCGATCAACTCACCGATACTCAAAAAGAATTAGCTAAACAAGAATTGGCTAAATCTGGTTTGGGACTTGATAGCAAGACTTACAATGTTCTCAATGAAAACAAATATCGTAACTACCTTACCGAAGGTGCTACGGATTTTAGTGCAGCCGATGTACTCGATGACCAAGAATTGGCTCGTTACCAAGCACTAGCTCGTCTCCAAGGAATGACACCGGAACAGTATGCCTATACCCAAGCCGGAAGTAATAAAGCTACTGCTGGACTAAAGGGTCAGGATCTTCAATCAGCAATTAAAAGTGCTGAAGAAACATTTAACTCTATTCTATCTGGCACAAATTTAACAGGAAATGCCAGCACAGTAGAACGTCGTGGCGGGTTCCTTAACGCTCGAAGCCCTGAAGAACAGTCCTATACTACTAAAGCTAATGCTATGGCCCTGTTGCAAGGTATCTTGAGTGGACAAGGAACTAACGTAGAAGCTCAGTGGAGTCAAGGTAATCAAGTACGCAGCCCTATTACTTACAACATGGCAGCGAACGGTCCTGGACAACTCGGCGGCATCGACTGGGCTAACGTAGCTACTGCTTCAGGGCAAGACCTCTGGAATCAGTTTCAAAATATTCTTAATCAACAGGGCTACAGCAATACTCTCGGTGGTATTAAACCCTCTAACGGTAATTTCGGAGTAAGCTAATGGTTGCACCTCTTTTAATCGGAGCTGGCGCTAGTCTTGCTGGTGGACTTCTTGGTCAGGCAGCTTCTGCAGGCGATCGTGCGGCATCTTCCCAGATGCTGCAAGATTTGCTTATGCAATATCAAAATCTTAATACGCCTGATGTTGATGCTCTTAAGGTATATTTAGAACAGCAACAATCCATGGGGGATTTGGTTCCTCAACAAGAGGCTTTGGTTGGACAACTAGGCCCTTCTGCCTTAGGTGCTATTTCTCTTGATCCTGCTTTGCGGGCTCAACAAATGGAAGCTCTGAATACTATTGCTGAGACTTCTAAAGAAGGTATGTCCGCAGTAGACCGTGCCCAGTTGGATGAATTGCTGCGTACCAATGCAGCCGCTACAACTGCTGCACAAAAATCTGTTCTGGAGAACCGTCAATCTCGAGGCATGGGTGGCGGTGGTGATGAGCTTGCTGCTATGCTTGGTAATACCCAAAGCGCGGCAAATCGAGGAAGCTCTGAATCTCTTAAGATTGCAGCAGAAGCTGCTAATCGCCGTTTGAATGCTACAGACAAATCAGCTAACTTGGCTGCTGCTATTGAAGCTTCTGATTACAACCGTGCTGCAGCTAAAGCTGGAGCTAATGACGCTATCGCTAACTTTAATGCTCAGCTTAAGCAGGGTCTTGAGGGTCGTAACACTTCTTCTGCAAATAATGCACAAGAGCGTAATTTGGCAAACAAACAAACAATTGCCAATAATAACACTGCTACTCGAAATCAGCAACAGCAATACAATACCAATTTAACTCAACAGGACTTTGAAAATAAACTGAAGAAGTTGGGTGGAGTTGCAAGCGCTACTACCGGAGCTTCGCAGAATTTACAAAATAATGCTAACGCTACTGCACAAATGTGGTCTAATATTGGGACTGGTGCTGGTGCAATCGGCGCTAATTACATGAATCAAAAGAAGTAAGGGATTACAATGGCACGCAATATTCTTGATGATATCCTAGGTAACGGAATGATGCAGGCTGACACTGGCTCTATGGGGCAGTCTATTCAAGATGATATTCGTCGCCAAGCCAACCTAGAACAAAGCCTTCAGGCTATGGAAGAGGAGCGTCCTACTCTAGCAAGCTCTATCCAAGATGAAAGTGCGGCTGCTGGATTAGAAGTCCCGCCTCCTATGCCTTCGCTTGCAGAACAAATGCGTGATCCTAAATTGGATAAGATGTTGGGAATCGGCCCTCGTACTCCTGCTGCAACAGGAACCGCTCCTGCTGCACCTGTTGACATTGACGCTGATCGCCAAAAAGGCTTGAACGTATTTCCGTTTGATCCGGCCATTAATGCTTATCCTGATAATCCTAACTGGAACCCTCAGGTTGCCGATAAACTTAAAAATATCGGAATGGCTCCCTTCACTATGCCGGAAGAAAATATTCTGGCTAACGTACCTAAGCCTAGTTTGAGTCTTAAAGATACTTTACCTAAGCCTAAAAAAGCTAAGGCTAAAGTTGAGGACAAGGGTCCATATGATCCTTCTGAAGAAGAAGATGCAAACGCAGCTGCTGACGCAGTTGAGGATGTTAAGGACGCTGCTGTTAAAGTTCAGGAATCTGAAGAAGATGAGTTGAGTGCTGCACAAAAGGCTAAGCGCCAAGATCAGATGCTTCAGGCTATCCTTAAGGCTAGCGCTAACATTGGTGCGGCTATTGCGGGCCAAGGCCACATTAAAGCTGACCTATCTTCTATCGAAGCTTTCGATCCTTTGGTCGGCTCTCAGCTTGAAGACTTAAAAGAAAAGCGTACTCAAGAAAAGAGTATGATTGAGCTTGACAAATTGCGTGACCAACGCAAAGATGATAAGGCTAAAGCTGATCCTGCTAGCGAGATCTCTCAGATTGCTCGTAACATGGTTATTCCTGATTTACGTAAACTGGGTATGAATGACCTGGCTGATCGTATTATTTCTAGCAATGCTAGTCATAAGCAGATTGAAGACTTGTTTGGTCAAAACAGCCTGGCTAATCGTATTAACCAGCATGAAGCTTCGTTGGCTCGTATTGCATCTTCAAATGCTTTGCGGGAAGCTCGTAAAGAAGGCGCAGATCAGCGCAATGACGACAAGCGTCAGGCTCAGATTCAAGGACTACGTAAAGAACTTATGTCGGGAACTCTTGGTAAGCAATATGCTAACTACTTATCTGCTGCTCGGGCTGACGAAATGCTTACTGAATTTGCCAAAAATCCTACTGGTTACTCTGATTACGGTTCCTTGATGGGCGCTCTTAAAGCCTTGCAAGGTGACGAGTCCGTTGTACGTGAGGCGGAGATTCGGTTAGGTATGCAGGCTACATCCTTGCCTAATAAACTAGCCAACTGGGTTAGCAGCGCAAGCACGGGTAAAATGTTGCAGCCTAAGCAACGTCAAGATATGATTAAAGCTATTAAGATTTTGTCTCAGGTATCTAAAGATAAATTCCATGAAGCCTCTGCTCCGGTTATGCAACAAGCTGAACTTATGGGAATTGATCCTAAGTATTTGATTGGCGGCCAAATGACTGGCGCGGATCAGCCTCAAGTTTCAGGTGAACAAAAGAAAACCTTAGTTAAGAAGTTGCAAAATAAAGCTGCTAATAAAACTAAGTATATTTATTCTGACGGTTCTGAAGAAGTTGTTGACGGATTAAAGTAACTAGTGTAAGGTAGAAGGTATGGCTAAACAAGACTCAGGATGGGAAGAAGTACCGCTAACGGGTGACGATTCAGGATGGGAAGAAGTTCCTGTTCAGAGCATCGCTATACCTTCTTCTAAAGAAGATATGACAATTCGTCCTGATGATGTCTCCATGCTTGAGAGTGCCGTTCGTGGTGCGGCTCAAGGGGCTTCCTTCGGCTTTGCCGATGAGCTTACAGGTGCTGCAGAAGCTTTAAAAGAAGCCTATGAAACTGATGATCTAGGAAAGCTTAACTGGGAAACCTACGAAAAGGGCCGGGACGAATCCCGAGCTGCTTATACAGCTGCAGAAGAAGCTAATCCTATGACCTCCCTGGCTGGTAACTTAGCCGGCGGTCTTCTTATCCCCGTACCTGGAGCTAATGCTGCTCTTAAGGGCGCTACTGGGGCTGCCAAGTTTGCTAAATTAGCTGGTATCGGTGCAGGAGCCGGGGCTCTTACCTCTATGGGGACTAGCGAAGCCGCTACTGCGCAGGACCTTGGTAAGGATGCTGCTATTGGGGCTGTTGGCGGTGCCGTAATCACTCCTGCTTTAGGTATGGGCGTACCTGCGGTAGCTTCTAAGCTTTCTAATTGGTGGAAAAGTAATAGGTTTGGTAAGGATACCATAAATGCATTTAAACTTTCTCGGGAAAATCCGGAGTTTATGTCTCCGAAAAATGCCAAGAAGGTAGCTGATGATTTGTACAGTACGGTTGAAAATAAAATTCTTCCTATGGTAACAGATGATCTACAGGACGCTGCATCTAAAACCTATCAAGAAGGCATTGAGCAGGCTGGAGGCGTAGCCTCTGTTGATGATTTGAATCATATGGTAGATGAGGCTTTCACAACAAGCAATCCTGCCATCTTAGCGGACCCTTCATATCAGGATCAAATTGCTAAGACTAAGGGTGTTGTTTCTGGTCTTGCTGGTGAATTGGAAGTTGCCCTTCCCTCTAAGGCAGCTAGCACTGCTGATGAAGAGGCGCGTTTAGCAGACAAGCTTAAAGATACAATGGCCAAAGAAAATACTCGTATGCGGACTGAGATTGATAATCAGACCCGTGCTGAGACTCGTCGTCTTATCGAAGATGCAGGTAAAACAGATGCGGTTACGGCTGCACAAAAAGCAGCGAATGAATGGTTTGCAGTAGAAGAACAAAAATCTTTAGCTGATGCATACAATAAAGCTGTATCTAAAGCTGATACAGAAGTAAATGCAGTTCTTAAAGAAACATTAGATGCTATGCGCTCTAACGGAGCTTCTTCTGCAGATATTGAGTCTGCCCGTAAATCCTTAGTTCCTAAGATTCAAAAGGCTCGGGATGATCTTGCTAAGAAATATCACCAAGATTACATGGATTACTACACTAAGGCAAAGGCTGAAAACCCCCTTACTAAAATTAGTACCGAACCTAATCAGGTTGGCGAACAAGTACTAAAAGCAGAGTTTATTGATCCCACAGGTCGGCGCCGTGTTAAAAGCTACAATCTTAATAAACTTACCGATGCAGTAAAGGCTAAAGATCCTGCTGCTTTAACAGAAATCTCAGAGCAAATCAAAGCTGAGAAGCTGCGTGCTTTGGAATCTGCTGGCGCCCCTTCCATTGCTAAAGAGACCGATCCCGTAAGCGGTAAAGACATGATGGTACTTCGCTACTTCCGTCCTGACGGGACCGAGGTTGTTAAACCTGAGGTCATTAAAGCTGCTATGACTAGCGATACTGCTCGTATTGCTATGAAGTCTGACATGGTTGCTGAGGACGTTGTTAAGTTAAAGCGTCAGGCCCAAAATATGATGAATATGTTTGAGACCGGGCCGGGTAAGCAAGGTAACCCGGATATTTATCAAGCCGCCTCTCGTTTAAATAATGCAGCAGACATTAAACTTAAAAGTCTAGGTGTAGATCTAGATACAATTAATGCCAAATACAAAACTGTCTCTGAGGTTGCAGGGCAAACAGGTGTAGATTTGCGTGGAGGATCTATTGGTAAAGATCCTTTGCGTCGTCGTGAAGCTGCAGAGAAATTAGCTAAGGACTTCAGTACTCAACACAAAAATATTGGTACAAACCAAGAACGTAGACTTGCTAAGACTCAAGAGATCCTAGATGAGTCCGGATTGATTGATCCTAAAAAGGTAGAAGCCACATTTAATGAAGCTAATGATCTATCTTATAAGGACTATTTGCTTCGTAATGCGTTCAATGAATCCTACTTAGCTACAGATGCTACCAAATACGGACTAGGGACCGGGGCTTTTAATGCTCGTGGTAAACTTCTTCAGGGTACTTCTTTGGTAGGTGCAGCCACTCACCAAGTAGACAAAGGTGTAGCTGCTCTTGGTAGATCGGTACAGTCTTTGACTCCGGACGGTTTAATTAATCTTGCTAGTAAAGTTAAGGATACAAAAATTGCTCAGCTTCTTAAGAATATTGCTTCTCAACCAGAAGGCAAACGTAAAGCTCTTATCTTCTCAATGATGCAGACCCCGGCATACCGAGAAGCTCTAAACGGGGTTCTTGGAGATATCGGTGAATAAGGAAAATTGGGACAAGCTGGAAGAGTCCATTACTGAAATCAAAATGACTTTGGTACGGAATACCGTTACCTTAGAAGAGCATATGCGCCGGACGGCTGCGGCTGAAAAGAATATTGAGATTGCTCAAGAACGTATTACCGTAGTTCAAGAAAAGCTTGAACATGATATGGAACCTATACGGGATCACGTAAAAACTGTAAACTTAATTATGCGACTCATCGGTATTGTTACTAGTACCGTTGCTGCCACTCTCCTTTTTGTCAAGGAGTTCGGCTTGTTCAATTTCTTTAAGTAAGTCTATCCGTTCAATGATATGGTCCTCGGGAGAATAGGCTTCTTCTGGCGTAGTTATATCAAAATCTAATACACCCATAGCCCGCGAACGGCTAAAGATATCCCGGTTACGGGCATTGTTTGCATCAAATACCGATTTACGATGCTTCTTACTTTTGTGTAAATTACTCTTACGGTTATACTTTTTGTTCTTATTTTCATTTAAATTAGCACCAAGAAATTCATCTTGAAACTGAGCTAGCCAAGCTTTGTCCTTATCGCTAAGCTTATTAGCGTAATCAATTTCAAAGTACTCCTGCTTAATCTTAGAGAATAGATTCTTCTCTAGTCCTGGGAACTTTGCTTTATCACGCTTAGTTGTTTTCTTTTTTGCTTTCTTTTTCTGTGCCATACCTTAGCTATTTCCTCTCGAATTTCTTCCGAGTCTGGGAAGGACTTCTTGTCCAACTTATATTTCATCATTCCACTAAAACTGCTTCTTTGTACCCAAGCTGGAAAACCGTGTTGTTTACGAAAAAACCACTTTTGTGCTAATGGTTTTAGTCCATTAGCTTTACACCAAATACAGTAATGATAGTACACTAAGGCAGCGTCTACTCTATGTTCTAAATTTTCTACAACACCGTAGTCTTTAAAGAACATTTGCGGATGGGAGTTGGGGTTTATATACTCCCCCTCAGCCTCCGCCGCTAACTTAAGAAGTTCCTCAAAACTCAATACTGACACTTATACCTGCCGTGGAGTTAGTCATACCCCACACACCTACACCAATGTTAGGTAGTACCTTGCGTTCAATAGCGCCGCCATAGAAGGGCTTTAAGTCTGTACCTGCCCCTACCATAGCTGTGGCCTTCCATAGCCGCTGATCTGCCTTGATAGTTGTTGTGCTGTTACTATTAACCTTACTCTTGTCTTTAATTTCTGTAACAGTTTCTTTAGTTCCATCAGGACGGGTTATCTCTTTAACCACCGTGATGATGTCCTTAGTTTCTTTTACTACTTCTACTTGTTCTGTCTTAGGAGTAGTAAATCTACGTCCACCTTCAAAGCCTAGGATAGCTGTAATTGCACACAAAAAAGCAATGCCTCGCCAGGTCATTGATCACCTCTGATATTAAGTTGTAAATCTAGTCCTACAATAGGACCAAATAGAAGATAGTCCTCATTCACTGCAGAGTTAATTCCGATAACATTATACTGCTCATCTAGAACAGGGCCACCACTCATGCCAGGCTGAAGAAATCCGCCTTGTGCTCTAAGAAGAAAGTAGAAATTGCCAATAACTTTAGATCGAATACAGAAGAAGTCGGTTGCTTGTGGGTAGCCACAAGCAACAACATTGATCTCGGATTTCAAGTGGAGTGATTTACCTTTGAAATCTACCGGGTAGGCTTTAAATTGGTTGAAGTCTCCACGTAAGAGAGCAATGTCTCGACCCTCATCCATATAAGCCATGTTAGCTGTGGTAAATCCTTCCCAGTTTTCAGAGTATACAGAGATTGATTGTTCCGGGTTATGTACACAATGGGCTGCTGTGAGTGCGTAATTAGCATCAATTACTACTCCGCTGCAGAAGGCAGGACCAGAGAGTAAACGAATAATCCCGGAGTATTTAGGGTTGATTGCGATGTCTTCTAGATATAATTTATCTATTTGACTATAGTTGGTTTCAGTATTAAATTCTTTGTACATATTATACAAAGCTCTGCCCATTAACCCAAAACAAACAGCAATAATAACTAGACTAATCAATCTTTTCATTGTCGTCCCCATTAAGTTCGATAGTCTTGTCATCTAAGTCAAGCTTAAAACTATCTAGCTTACGTAGACGATAGAAGACTACAGCCAGTGCCCAAAAAGAAATAGACACAAAGGCTGCGGTTAGGGTTTTATCTGTAAACATTAATGAGATGCTGGCAATACAGGAGATAATCCCACTGAGCCAAACAAAGAATAGAGTAACAGATGGGCCATTAGATTGTTTATCGTAGGCAAGAGGAAGATACATACCTCGAATGGACCATGTTTTTAAAATGCTTGCTAACTTAGTCATGAATTAACTATAGCAAGAACTGTGCCAGAAGTCAACTATTTTTTATTAGTTTTTCTGATTTCATTTTCCTGTTTAGTTTTAATACTATGGCAGGGTTTACAAAGACGGCGCCAACCTTCGGGGGTAGAAGGGTACATACGGTCGATGTAATCATCAAATCCGGTAAACCCCTGAACGGGATCTACTACGGGAATATGGTGATCCATTTGACTTTCTCGTTTCTTACAGATAAGACCACAGTCCTCGCAGAAATACTCATTACGTCCTAACTTAGAACGCTTCTCTGCTGCCCAACGGGTGTGCCATTTATATGTAGCCCGTCGTAATGTTTGAATTGCGAAGTTTTTTTTATGTTGATCCATCTCTGCGTTCCCTATGTCCACATACAGGACATGTCTTATAAATAAACTTACCGAGGTCCATGGTTTGCATGGCTCCTCGGCGACACTCTTTACAGAACTCTACATAAGTATCTGCAGTGCTTGTGACCTCAACAGTATCGTCTTGTCCTTCATAATCTCCAGCCTCATACATATGCTCGTGCTTTTGTAATTGCTTGAGTTGTTTAGTCAGGGACCGATTCTCTGCCTTCAGCCTACGAATTTCTCCACGCAGATGCTCAAGTTCTGAGTGAGTCTTTTTTCTAGTCATGTTCCCTCTCAGGGGACAGGCTTACTTACCAGTACTCCCAAAGCCACCAGCACCACGTTCAGTGACATTAAGTTCTGTAACCTCTTGCACTTGGATTTTGGGATAAGGTACAATCATTAATTGCCCAACACGCTCACCTGGCTCGTAGGCTGGAGCGCCACTGATCTTTTTAAACCGCATTTTAACTTCACCGCGATATGAGCTATCAATCACGCCAACACTATTAGCTAGTGTTAAACCAGTCTTACTGATAGACGAACGTGGGTACAGTAGACCCACATATCCTTCAGGGATCTCAACAGAAAATCCTAAAGGGTATTCAATAAACCCATTAGGACTAAGTTCAATGCTTCTGGCTGTGCAGTCCATGCCAGCCGCGCCAGGTTCAGCGTAAAAAGGTAATGTTGCATCGGGGGTTTCTTTCTTAAATTTAACAATCATACAAAAACTATACCACCTTTCTAGATCTTTGTCAATATTAAACCTGCTAACATAGTTGCAAGACCTATACCTTGCCAAAAGGTTAGCGTAAATCCATTTACTAATAACGGTACTACTAAGAAACTACAAGTTAACACTGCATCAAAATACATACCATAAAGAGCCAGGGCCTCTTTAGGGACGCTTCTAGCTAAGGTAACCCATAGACCCGCCCCCAGTATAGCGAACGCTGCAGCAGCACCATAATGCGCTCTGGGTGATGGGTTTAGAAAGGGGAGGTAGGCATAGCAACTATACACTACCCCCGCTAGGAGAAGTACCATCACGAGTAGTACTTCCGTTTTATTAATTTTTTCTTATCTCTAAACTTATCTGCAGTGGGTAGATTGCCAGTTAGATAATAGTATCTATATACCCAAATGTCTAGTTCTATATCCATTTTCAATTTACGTTCTGGAATGGTAATTCCTACCTCATGAGCGATCATACTACGGTACGTAGCATCAGATTTTTCACACTCATAAATAAGCTTACGTTTAGCTTTTTCAATTGGCGGATCTTTAGGTTTACGATCGCCCTCTTCAATTAACGCATTTAAAAGAGCTGGATCATCTCTCCGACCCTTGTATACAAAACCCATATGATGAGCGAGTTCATGTAGAAAATCTAATACAATCTGCGACTTAGGCTTTCGCGGCCATATGTACATTACAATCTTTTCAGAAATACCGTCAACTGAAATAAGCGCAGCACCAGGATCACCGGGCCGATGATTTCGATATTCAACGCGTAGTCCTAACCCCTTAGCGTAGTTTTCTAGTTTTTTAATCTCGTTGTCTCGAATTGCCACGACTATCCTCTAGAAAAAATTTAGCCATCCTTGGCCATAAAGGGGAACAATCCTTGTTAAATCCTTAATTTACCATTAATAACATTAATTAGTTGTCTTTGTCCATTAGCATACACGAGACAAGAAGTATTGAGCCAGCTTGAAGCTCCTCGATTGTAGTCTAGTTTAAGTTTACTAGTAGTGCCTACGCACCAAGCATCTCGAAGAATGTTCGGAGTATGGGTGTGTCCGTATACGCATTTGCCATAAGCACTTTCCATAGATACTGCAGATCCACGAGCACCATTAGATCCTATGTCACCATGCTGACCCAACTCAATATCACTAATCTGATAGGACTCGTCTCTCTCTAGCCATTTGATTTCATGCTTAGTAGATTTTACTTTAGAATTAAAGTACTCTTTCAACGGATTCTTACCATCCAAAACATGGAGGGCTAGTTGTAATGCTAGCTTATGGTTCTGGTAGTCGGTAACGTAGTAGCCCGCGTCAAGATAACGATCCAAGAACTCATCGTGATTAGATTTAACAACAACAACTTTACGCTTACTACTCATGTCAACAAGGTCCTGAACAAATACATCAAGCTCATCTTGCAAAGAGAGTTTATTCTCCATTGCCATCTTAGCTTTGGTCAGGTGCTTATCTTTAACGTGGTGATTAATCGAGTTACCCGAGAAGGCATCGTGAATAATCCAAGACTTTGTTTTTGTGTCAATAGACAATTTATCCAGAGCTGCTGCAACTTGCAAATCGGTCTCGCCGCTATGCCAATCACCTAGTACCATTGCCTCAGGTGCATAGTTGGCGATAGAGCTAGGAGAATACAAACGGCCCATATCCGCAAAACGACCTTGTTTGTCAGCTTGCACTTGGCGGAAGTGATAGAACCCGCCCTCGGCCAACTCTACAATTACCGCACCCATAACATGATCATTACTAGCTACGTAATCATTCTGTGCAATTAGCACTGTGCTCTTGATATAGTTAGGACTTGTGATTGCTCCCGGCGACATGAGTGCGTGAGGAAGATTGGAGCCTGTGGCTACGTACTTAAGACGCTGCTTGGGGGATGCGCTAATAAACGTACCATTACGTTGTCCTACACGAGGTAGTCCTGTTACCGGGTCAGCACGTTTAGCACTATTTTTAATTCCCAAGATAGAGATGTTCGAATTAATCTTGGTGTCGTTGACAATGATCGAATACTTGGCCAACGCCGGATCAATCAAAGTATTCTTGTTATCCGAAATAGACACTAATACTAGTAGCTGAGCTTTGTTCTTAGCGCAATACAAGTCAATGCTCTTAAGGAAGTTAGTGTCTACCTTTGCTCCAGTAACGGCAGTGGTAATAACAAACCGTTTCTTGGTGAGCTTAGGCGTGCTCAATTCTTCTCGTGCAATATCAAAAATATGCTCAGACTTTTTAGATACTTCTGACTTAAGTCCATCAAGATTACCATAGCACTTACGTACCATGTCACGAGTTACATCGACTTCAGCCAAATCGGACAAGTCGGGGTAAGCTTTTTTCTTTTTAGTAATAGATAACGCGAGAGAAAGGATTTCTTCTTTTGTCATAAATAAAACTGTACCACGGGTTAAAAGGTTTTGTCAATACTTATTTACAATCGCCGTACGTATTACCGATAATAGGAGTAGCTTTTAACTTAATAGGATTAATATCTACTGCATTCTCCATAGACCATTTTACAATCTCTGCCGCAAATTCAGCTTGATCCTCACGTACCTCAATGATTTGCTCATCGTGGATAGTCATTACAATGTGTGCATCCAGTCCTTCTTCCTGAAACTTACGTTGTGTCAACAACATAGCTCGGTTCATGACGTGACCAGCAGTTCCCTGAATCTGAAAGTTAACCGCATTATTAAGCAAGTTCTTAAACGTGCGGCGCTCCTCTGATAATCCTTTAGAGCGTGCCCAACGGGAATTAAGAAGATCATAGCCGTGCTTACTAAACAATTCTTTACATTCACCTAAGTGACGCACTCGACCAAACAAAGTTTGTACGCTACCTTTATGGCAGGCATCATAGTGGGACTTCTGAATAAACTTACGGATGCCAGGGAATGCATTTAGATAACCCTCGATAAGCTCGTCAGCCTCGTCCACTGAGCAGCCTAGTACTTCTGCGATACGGAAGCCACTGGCACCGTAGAACGTAGCAAGAGAGTAGGTCTTAGTCAAGTTACGACGAGCCTTATCCTTCTCTCCTAGGTAGTTGGGATCTTCTTTATACGCAGACAAGTGCCCTAGACCAAACTGCTTAATGGCAATTGCAGAGTAGAAATCCTGACCTTTAACAAAGATATCAATTAATCCTTTATCTCCGGATACATAGGCAGCAATGTGAGGCTCAAGACTTGAAAAATCTGATCCGATAAGCTTATATCCATCTCGAGCTTTGATGCCGTGACGAATAGCATTAACATACTTATCAGATACTTGTCCGGTCTTTTGAGGAGCTGGGGCATTTTGTAAGTTAGGATTACGGCTAGCAAATCTACCTGAGGTAGTGCCGAATTGAAGGAAGGAAGCGTACAATGTATCGTTATGACAACGGTCCACTAGTCCCTCAAGATAGGTACCCTTCATCTTCTCTATGGTGTTAAGTTCACGCAGCAGCTTTACCCAGTCGTGCTTCTTAGCCATAGTCTCCAGAAAAGCATCGTCTACCTGAGGCTCACCCTTTTCTGTTTTAGAGATGGGGTCTTCTTTAAAGTAAGTAAAGAATAGCCATTTTAAATGATGCTTGCTTGCTAAGTTAAATACACTAAGATCATCTGGATTCTTATCAAAATACATACGGTATTGTACTTGTTCAATAGGACCTGTCAGGTCTGCTTTACCTTGCATCCAATCTTTGAAGTTGATTTGCTCTGGGGTTTGCGGGATAAGGGCTTCAATAGACTTCTTTGCGGTAGAAGTAATATCCAGTCCAATATACCTAGCGTATGCTTTAGGAAAATTACCCGAAGATTTTACTGGATAAGAATTTGTAAGTACTTCTTTTTCAAAGACTCCAATAGCTTCTGCATTAGCTTCTAAGATCTGCTTTGTGATTTCTTCAATATCCGTCTTAGCTTCTTCTTGAAGTTTAGTGAACATGGGTACGTCTACGGATACTCCACGCACTTTCATGGGGATAGTTACCTCACGATATAGAGGCATGACCTCATCTTCATAGAAGAACTGAAGCAAACCTTCCTTTTCCATGCGCTGTTGAAACTTTTCGTACAGTTGATAAGTGAGCATAACGTCCCAGCAGTTATGTGTAATAATTCCGTTGTTTACGAAACTAGAATCTCCCTCAACTGTGATATTATACACTAAGCCCACGTACCTTTCTTTTGAAATAGCTTTTACTTTTACGAAATGAGAATAAGTTTCTTCTTCATAGCTAAGATTTTGCTTTATTTTAAAGCAAGAAGAAATTTTTGCCGCATGATTACCAAAAGAATATAGTTCATATCTATGGCGTCTTCCTTTGCCGCTGGCGTAATCTCTTCTAGTTAAGTTAATGCCTAAAGAACTAGCCACAAGGTCTACTGTATTCCATATATGTGGGCTAGTTGTTGCTGCGCGCAATTGAGTCCCAGAAGAGAGCTGCCGTAAAGATCCGTCTCCATCAAAAAACCCAGCAACAAAATGAAGACCGCGTTCTTTATGAAGAAAGTGCCGTAGCCCTTCTTCTGAGAGCTGTTTATTCCAAGCCCGAGATCCACTACATAAGCACTCGATTCTTTCTGCTAAATCTCCTACGCTAACGGTAGTTTGTGCTCCCTTATTACCTTTTGCATAGGTAGTCGAAAATCTCGTATATCCTAATGAATTAAGAACTTCTGTTAACTTAGCTACCTCATCTCGGTGAGTAGAAAATACCACAACTTTTTTACTACCGCGCTGCGATAAGTGACCTTCTGCCAAATAAAACCCAACTAACCAAGAAAAATCTTGTTCTGTTTTTGACAGACTGGGTTGGTTATTAATATGAATACTACCTTTAACAAGTAAATCTCCAACTAAGATCTCATCAGCTCGTTTCCAAATGGTTTTATTATTTTTTTGATCTAAAACTAAATAAGGATGTTCTGCAGTTACGCCAACCTGCTTTCTTCCGTGTTCAACTTCGAACGAGAAAATGTCTCCGGAATAAATTTTAGAAAAAGATGATAGTACAGATTTAAATTTCCCCGTGTGAGTAAGAACTTTTTGGCCTTCTGTAATATTTTCTGCAGAAAGAATAGTTCCATCTTCCATAGTAATTTTAGATGATCCTGGGGTAAAACAGCAGTAGGTTCCTAGTACTTCTGTGTCAGCTTTAAACATTTGTAAATTGGTTTTAGTAGTAGATCCGCCATTGGCTTCGATACTTGCGTAGAGTTCTTGCTGAGCCTTGTCAGCCCAAGCACCCAGCTCATGAACAGCAATATCCTTAAGAGCAAAGGGAGGTTCTTCGTTTAAGGTGTGCTTCATTAGGATGGTGTCTGCATGCACGCTTCCGACTAGATCAATACCATATCTATGCTTCCATACCGTAACATCATACACTAGGTTATGGCCGATGATTTTTTTACCAGCTAGTAGATTAGATACGAAAGGTACAACTTCATTCTCATCAAGAATAGAGTTTCCTTCTTTATCTCTGAGAGGTAGATAAAAGGCTTCAGAATCTTGGAAGGCCAATCCAATACCCCATACCTGAGCTTTAATCTCTTCTACTGAATTCGTTTCTAAGTCGAACGAAACGATGTCGAAAGCATCCTTACTTTCTTTTACAAATGATACAAAATCATTCCATAGATCTTGTGTATCTATAATAAAAGATTTCATGGTTTTTTAGCCCCAGGACCTAATCGAGCAGGCTTTTGTTTAGATTTCCTTTTGCATTTGCAGGAGCACTGACTTGTTGTGAGTCGGATATTATTTTTTTCAAAGAGATCATCGATTATCGAATCCAATCTTTTTCTCGTCTCCGCTAGGTGTTCTCTTGGAGGACTTACGCTTTTATTTTTCATATCGAATTGTCTCATTTAATATCCCCCAAGGACCCTTAGTCCCGTCGTTATGAATAAATCTAAATATTTTCACTTGTTCTGTTTTGGTTAGGGTTTCGCCCGAACGCGGGTTAAAAACAGAATGCTCCTGTATTGTAATTTCATATAGAAACTCAGGCGGCCCTTTCTCCCCATAATCTACTACACACCATTCTGGAAAATCTCTTTCATTGTACTTACGTTTTGTATGAAAAGCGTAGCCGTTGGAATACTCAACTTTATCTCGTTTTCTTATTAAAAAAACACACATGATCACTGCACCTCTGTGTCGATAGGCATTTCCCCAAACTCCGAAGGGTGTCCGTATTGAACAGACAAAATCTCACTACGATCAATGGCGGCGAACACTTCTTTCTTCTCTGAACCAATATACAGGAATTTTTCACAGGCGTCAAGTAAATAACCCTCGTAACTTAAAGCACCTGCACGCTTCTTAATAAGGATAACTACATGCTCTCCTGCAAAGACGTGAAACAATCGATCTTCCATTAGATATCATCTCCTGCCTTAGCCATCTTTAGTTGTTTACGCAGTGAATCAAGATCCTCTTCCTCATTGGAAGCAATCTCTTCAATCTCACCACGCCGACCATCCCAAGAAAAGTCCATGCGTCCTGATTCACCTAGGTCATTCTTGAGAATGTTGATACTCAAGAAGCGATCGTTCTCAGAGTTCTCAGGATTAAAGCCCTCACGATAAATACCCAAAGCAATACGGAAACTCTGTGCCAAGAAGCTACTACCCTTGATGGAAGTATATGAGGTGATGGGTTCACGCATATCTCCGGTCATCTTATTAGGCTGCAATAATACAATCTGAGCTACATCCATAGTATTAACAATACCTTGGAGTTCCTGTGCTACCTTCTTGCTGGCCGCGTTATCATCTCCAACATCAGTAGTTACCATTTCGAAGTAGTCAATCAGAACAAGTTTAATTTTCTCATCGGGACTTGTTGCCATCTCGTTACACCGATTAATGTAATCCTTAATATCCGATACCGTAGCAGCAGACTTATCAAAGAAATACACGTTACCAAACTCTTCTTTAACTTTTTGCTCAAGTCGATCGGCCTCTTCCGGATTCTTCTCAAAGATTTCATACAGTTGCTCACGGGTCTTGCCTGAAATCTTATACAGAATCTTTTCATACATACGAGTGCGGGCCATATCAAAAGATGCAAATACAGATTTAATGCCAGCCTTTGATGTATTATTTAGAATGTTCAATGCTAGCGAAGACTTACCTGATCCAGGCGCACCGACAATACCAACGTTAGCTCCGACCGAAATGAATACCTTTTCATCCAGAGATTTAATCCCAGTCTTGATAGTATTCTTTTTGATGTTCTTAACATAGTCTTTAAACTTCTCGTGGATACTGTGGATATGAGAAGGTTCGTACTCAACATCCATAGGCTTGTTAACATTAATACCAAGGCGATCTGCCAATTGAACTAATGTGGGATCTTCGTTGTCTTTGTAGATGCCGCCCTTCCACCCATCAGCATAGACTACTTGAACAATTTTGTTCCACAGTTCTTTATCAGGAAAACGATCACAGTTATTAATTTCAGATTGCCGCTCTGCTACACCCTTGAGCATTCGGTAGTTAATGTCCTGATTAAATCCCTGCTTCTTATACGTTGCACAAAGGACCATAAAGACATGGTTACGTACCCCTTCACCAGAAGGGAAGTGTCCCTCCTGCAAGGCATACCGCAGGTCTGTAAGCCATTTAGGTTTCATTCGGAAATCAAGTTCTGTCTTGTTCAAAGGAGCAGCCTTCTGCAGAACAGGCGCTGCCGGACGGAGGTTTTTAATAGAGGTAGGGAGTTGCACGTTAGGGATGTCCATCAAGTCTGAATTAACATTTGTTCTGTCTGACGCTAGACGCTCAATCGCTGCAGTATCCAGAGTCTTAAGTTGCTCCAATGTAAGAGGAGTCTTAAACATCTTAGTCTCTTGGTGGCGAGTTCCTACCATACGAATAATCCGCTGGGGATCATTGATACGTTGGTCAAAAGTCTTAAGATTAGATCCTAAGGCTAAGACGTAGTCTTTAAATTGTTTTTGGGTAATACTCTCAGAGAGGTCTACTTGAACGTGAAACCCCTTACGTCCTGAGAAACACACTAGTGCATTCTCTGGCGCAATGCCGTGAGTCTTCAATCGCTCAAGTAGTGCTAGCGTATCTGACTGGGCCTCTTTCAGATCGGCCTTAGAATCAAAATCAAATACGAGTTTATTGGTAGTAACGTCTTCAATACCCTGCAAACTTTTCGTGGCATTGAAGTGTTTGTGATGCTCTTCGTTATACTCGAAGATGCTAGTATAATAATCCTTGTCGGGATTCTTAATGTAATCGTAAGGGTTCGTATCTACAGGGATAAGCTTATTGTTATTCAAGCCTTCGCTAAAGCGAATGTAATGCATCACCGACAACTCCTAGAAAGGTTGAGGGAGGGGACATCCTATCCCCAACCCCCTAGAAATTTATTGATTAATCCTGAACCAATGCCACGTCATACTTAACGTAGTCGGGAATTTTTGCTTTGATCTCTTCTGCTTTCTCGGCACTCATACGGCCCGAGGCTACAGCATTATCCAAGCTTTTACGCGGGTCAACCAATTGAAGATTATCTTCAGCGGTTAGGGTGACAGGGGCAGTTACTTTAATATACAAACCGCCCTTTTTACTTTTACGCAAACTGCCAATTGTCTTCCAAGCCATTATCGTACTCCTTGTTTTGTTAGGATCTCTTGTGCAATTTTACCTGATACTTCTTCTTCAACTTGTTTCATTGTAGCCTGATTAGACAATACAGCCTGTGTCATAATCTGTTTGCACTCAGAGGCATGCAGACACATCATCAGGAGTTCTGTCTCTTCTTTACTGCGAAGTTTAGAAGTCATGTCTCCCAGAGGAAACTCAACCAAAGCAGTAAGTACTCGGCTTACTCCACGTCCATTGAGTGTCCGGGATCGGGCCTTAATCTGTGGTACTAACTGTCCAAATGCATGAGCTGCTTTGTTTACTTCGGGAGTATTAAGGGGATCAATAGGTGCCGCTGGAGTAGCTTGAACTTCTTCTGTTGCTACTGCTTCTTCTTTACGCATCATATTAAATATCATCCTCTACAGTTGTAGTGGCTACGGGAGCCTTAGGTTTAAACTTATTGAACGACGGTTTTGCTTTAACTTCGGCAACAGGGACTTCTGTTTTAGTTGCAACAGGAGCAGGGGCTGCCTTTGTTTCTACTTTAGCAGCCTGAGTAGGGCGTCCCATCGCCACCTCTCCATCATCGTCCTCAGCTTTAAGGACAGGCATGGCCTGGAGTCCGTAGCGACGAGCATAACTAATGGCTGATCCTAGTGCTTGGGGATCATTTTGTTTAGCGCATACGATTGGAGTATGTGAAGCTAAGTATTCTCCAGACTCATGAATCATGATTGTTTGGACTACAAAATTATCAATAGCTTGTAGTACTGCAATACCTTCTTCATTCAATACGGGAATGGCAGCATCAATGACTGCATTCAGATCAGCGTATTTAGATTTGAAGAAAGGGTTTTTTGCATCCTTGAGTGCAGCTCCCATTTTCTTTTGGGCCTTAAGAAGGGCCGGTGCAAACTTAGCAAGACTTTCAGATTTAATCATTACGCCTCCAATAAAATAACTGTAACAAAGATTTATTTATTTGTCAAACTTTTTCTGTGTGCCGCATAAGTTTTAATGCAAACCTATCTGCAAGTTTCTTAATAGCTACAGCCAAATCATCTGCAAAAGGTTCAACAGATACAATCTTAGCTTGTTGCATATTTGTAGTATACTCAATCGTTACTAACATAAACTTACGTTTAGCTGAATCAAAGTATACGTTATAAGCTAAGTGAGTAACAACCTTAGCTTCTGCTTTAGGTGCAACTGCTACTTCTTGGATAACTTTAACTTCTTGAATTACTTCCTTGACTTCTCCTGCAGCATCTGCTAAGAGCTTCTCTAGCTCTTCTTGACTTAGCGGGCTATTTTCTAGCACAGCCTTATTAGCTTCTTTCTTCTGATCCTTAATCTTCTTCGTAAAAAACTTACTCACTTTTTTTCTCCTTGTCAGCAACTACAACTAATCCGTGCATATCACCTTTATAGCATAACTTAATGTATGGGCATGGGCCACCGAAGTGGTTTTGGCAAGTGTTTAAATTTTTAGTAAACACTCCGGTCTTAATATTCTCATTGATACTATTCATATTTTCAATAACAAGTTCTTCTGTTGCCAACGGGATCTCATCAATAATGATCTGAACAAACACATCGGGGTTAAATGTTTCGTTCCAAGCACCGTCGCAACGTATCCCGTTAACTTCATTGTTGCAAGACTTGTGTCTCCCCCCGGTCCCGTCGTATCCGCACACCGAACAAATCTTTACCCTATTTTTCATTAGGTTTTTATTTAAAACAATATAGCCTGCTTTACGGGTGTGGTACTTATCTCCTAGGGCATGTGTGTATAAAGAAAGCTGGGCTGAAGTAACTACTGAATCATCTGCATAGTTTGATGCAGAACTTTTGTTATCTAGAATAACAACCCCGTGCCCTGCCACTTCTGCTACTAGGTCAACAACTCCAGTAATCTTATCTCCATCCTCATTAGTTAATGAAATCTGTTCCTGTACAGAAAGAACACGACCTAACTTGGGCATTACTTTTTTACGGTAAGCCTGTAACATGATTAGTCCTTTACGGCGTAGACTAATCCAGTGCATTAAATTAAAGAATTTCTTTTCCTCTAATTTGAACGAGTCGAGTCCTCGTGCTTTTTTCTTTTCTCGTAGAGCGGCGATACTTCCCACGACATCTTCAACTCTTGCGACATCCCCTTTTTCAAAGAACTCCTCAAGCAAATGATAGTCATCTTCAGTAAAAAGATCCATATCAAGATCTGCTGCCGCATATACCAGGCTCGGATACGTTGGTACATAAACACCTTTCCCATTAACCTCTGTGTACTGAAGAGCTTTATCGAAAGTCTCTTCCGGGTTCCCTGAATCTTCTAACAAAGCATTAAGTCCTGTATCCAAGGATGCCCCAAAGATAAGAGAACTTCTAACTATGTTAGGACGGATGCGGCTGACGTAATGGTGCTTGTACATAGTAGGGCAAGCCTGATATGTAGATGCCGCTGAGTGAGATAACTTAGTCATAGATAGACTATACTCCATCTTATATTATTTGTCAATGCAAATTCTATCTCGACGCAAGTTAACTAAGAGGGTTTCCCCTGTACTTGGCCTATGGATTTTTAGACTTAATAATGTTCCGGGCTCTCCTCGAATGTCGGGTTCACTTGTTTCTAGAATAATATCACCAATAAGAAGTCCAGCTTTAAATGCTGGATAACCAGGTGCTACAGAAAGTAAAGAGTTGTCCATAAAGTTTTGCGTAATACCGATACCACCATACCAACGATCCTCAATACACTCAGTAAGCTCACCTTTGGAAGATTTCTTTTTTTCTTTTTTCTCTATACCATCCTCATCTACTGACATAACAATCTCTACATCAACAGACTTAGCGATAATGTTACCTGTAGTCTCAGTGTTACCTCCATAAGAATGCTCACCGCCGTCTCCACCGGCACCTATAAAAAAAATAAAAAGGAGCGGGAGACAATGGAATAGAGTGGATGCTAAGAAATATCTAGACTTAATCATTCAATCCAAGCTTATCTTCAAGATACTCAACCCTAGCCATAAGTTCTTTAACCATTCTTTGTAGTTCTGTTACCTCAGAGGTAGCTCCAGTATTGAGTGTCGTATCATTAAAATCAGATTCTAAAAACTTAAGAGCAGCGTGTGTGTCAATTAAATTAGATTGAAGTAATTGACTTGCCATCTGTACCCTGCCTGCAGCATTAGTTGACAATTGTCCTAATGCTACTCCGGAAGATACACCTTGCTGCTGTGCTGCACTTGAAGCTGCTTGGTTTACATTCCACTGATCTGACATAGAACGTGCTCTGCTGGCTAATCCGTTCCAAACACCATGATCGAACAGCTCATTTGGCACAATATTCTCCGATTTTGGTAAGACAAAAACTAACGCCATCAACAAGAAGCCAAGCAACAATAAGGCAAATAGCAAGGAAGATACGAACAGCATTACTTAATCTTTTCTTTAAGGTCTTCCCACGAGATTGGTTTTCCACCTAAAGCCTCCACGCAAACGTTAATGTAACGACGATCTTTAACACTATTACTATGAACGTGGCCGTGAATATTCACCTTACCGCGTAATTCATCCGGGTGTATAGGCGCATGACTTAACCATGCAAGTCCTTTATACTTCTCAAATCCGTGTACTTTATTGAAATACTTATGATAAGTCTCCATAGAAAACTTATCATGATTACCTAAGATCAAATGCTTAGTTCCCCGTAGCTTAGGTAACAAGTTTAAATACTTAGCATCAAAGCACACATCACCGAGAACGTAAGTCAGGTCATGCTTGGTTACTGTACTGTTCCAGGACTCTATGATGTAGTCGCTGTGTTCGTCTACTGTAGTGACTCCGCCGCGCGCGGCTCCAGAGAATTCTATAATACCTTTGTGCCCTAGATGTAAGTCTGAAATAAAAAAAACTTTGCTCATTTAATTCTCCGCCAGAACGCCAGTCAGCGTACTCTTCTTCTGTGAGTTCGTATACTTTTTGGATTGTATCCATTAGTAAGGTTCCTCTAGTATTTCCATAGTATCCGGATCGAGTGCTGTAAGAACTCTATCACGACTTTGATCTAAGCACAAGGCAAAAAGTTTACCGTCATCTCCAAAAAAAGATCGAAGTCCCCAATGAGAATTGTGACCAAAGATTTGTAACTTATTCATTTTCTTAGGCTTATCTCTATTCCAAATAATATCAAACTCAGTAGTCAAAGCCTCATCAATTGGGGCGTGGGTTGCGATAAACTTCTCTGTCTCAATGCGAATAGGTAGAGTGTTCAACCAAGTTAAATGAGTTTCTGGGGGACGGTCATCTCCATATGTACGCATATAAGATTCAATGGTTTGAATTCCTCCGTTATATTTCCAAATCTCTCCCTCATATTGCTGAGTGTATTTCCAGTAGTCAACCATCATATGCTCATGATTACCTTTGATCGCACGGACACGACGGGTATTCATTGCAAAAGCCACTACACCAGCAGAGTCTGGTCCACGATCTACCAAATCTCCAAGTAGAATAATCTCTTCTGTGTCGGGGCGCCGAGCTATCAACCGCGTGAGTGCGTCTAATTCTCCAGCCACATCAGCAATAATAAGCATGGGTACCTCAGTTAGTTAAGGCTTGCTTATATAACTCTCTAACAAGATTACGAAGCTCTTCCAATTCTTTATCTCGAGCTTCCCAACCTTTTAAAAAACCAATATATAAACCTGCATCCATAGTCCCCCTGGGAGGAGACTCGTGTTTTTGAATTGTATTAGCAAACTCAAGGGCTTGTTGTTCTTTAGTCCTCATGTCGTGCTCCTAATTTAGGGCGATCTTCGTGGTCTAGTTCACCTTCTAGAGTCTGATATCCTTGTATAATTTCAGTATTCTCTAGTAGCCCCGCAGTTAAACGGTAAGATGTTTTCTCAGTGGTACCTGTTGTAGACTCAAGGTGATCTGCCATCAACACTTGCCGCCCATCTGATAAAGTTAATACCCAAGCTTGTTTGTACATGTAGTAACGCTTACGTCTTGCTCCCGTAAAATGAAATACTTTAAGTAGATCGCCATGCCTAATAGGCAATCCTTTTTTATCCCAGGCTTGATTAATCATTTACGTAGAAAGTATCACCAGGCGTAGATCGAGCCTCTAATCCAGATCAAATATAGTGGCTTTTAAGTACTAACAGTGGGAGATAACGTGTCATATAAGAAATATCAGAAGGCGGGTAATGCTCGCCACTATAGTAAACCTTATCTCAGATTATACTCACAAGTTTTGAAGAATGCTAAGAGTCGGGGGCATGAAGTAAGCTTTACTTACGAAGATTACTGTGATATTATTAAGCATAACAAGACTTGTCACTACTGCAATCGTAAATTAAAGTGGATAAAGCATGGACCAAAGGCCTACCTCACTAACTTGGACAGAAAAAATCCGGCCATTGGGTATACAAAGCGCAATGTAGTGGCTGCTTGCTGGCAATGTAATAACGCTAAGAGTGATACGTTTAGTTACAGGGACTGGTTTGCAATGACAGAAGTTCTAAGAGAGCGGAGAAGTAAATGATGAAATCTAAAGCACAGCAGGCCCTTGAGTTTGCTAATACAATTCAAAAACACGAGTCTCCTCCCAGAGGGACTATGGATGCAGGTTTATATATTGGTTTTTTAAAAGGTTGGGAAGCTCGAGATAAAGAATTGGAAGAGCTTCGTAATCTCGTGAAAGAGTTATATAAGCAAGCCTTAACTAACTGAGGTACCCATGCTTATTATTGCTGATGTAGCTGGAGAATTAGACGCGCTCACGCGGTTGATAGCACGGCGTCCCGACACAGAAGAGATTATTCTACTTGGGGATTTGGTGGATCGTGGACCAAACTCTGCTGATGTAGTAGCTTTTGCAATGAATACCCGCCGGGTCCGTGCGATCAAAGGTAATCATGAGCATATGATGGTTGACTACTGGAAATACACGCAACAGTACGATGGTGAAGTTTGGAAATGGAACGGCGGTAATCAGACTATTGAA